TCAGTCGTTACCGCAGTCTCCGGGCGTGGGCAGGACCTTCGCGGCATTCTTCAGGTCAGCACTGAAGTTACCCGCTTTGCGGTCATTGACGTAGACCTCGAACTGCGAGGCCTTACGGATATCCATGATGAAGCCGTACCAGGCGTTATCCCCGTTACGCCAGCCCAGGCTGGACGGAATTCCGTACTGCTGGTGGTTCATCACTACCGTGATATCGGTACCGTCATCATGCGAACTGACCGTTTTGTCTCCCGCGAGGGTAAGAAAAACCGAGTGCTGGTAGATACCGTTCTGGTCCGGATTGCCCGTGCAGTTGATGGTAAATATCTTCCCACTGGCATCCGTCACGCTGTATTCAGCATTGCCCTGGCCGTAACCCTGTTGCCAGAGTCCGGGAACCGCAGAAGCATTAAAGCTCGCGAGCAGTACGCCTGCCAGTACAAAGCGGCTGTGTGAATGTGTTTTCATTCCTGTCTCCTTTATCTTTGTTTTTATTCCTGATTATCAGGATTTGATGGTATCAGCAGCCGCCCCATCAGTTTGCCGTCATGGGAGTATTCGAAGTATTTTTCCTTCGTATACGGGTCCGTGACCTCGTGGTATTCCAGTTTGATGTTGTCAGCAATACACAGCGCATTCATTAGCGGCTGCACGGTTTTTTCCTCCATATCCACCAGATAGTAGTAACTGCCGCCCTCGCAACCTTCCGGCGACTGGCGGGTACGTAAGACCTGCAGCGTGAGACCGGTGGAGAAGCCAATCTGTGCCCATTCCTCACTGACATCATCCTGGCGGCTGACCACGTCACTGAAGCGCGGAGGCGTGAGGTCCTTGAATTTGCTGATGGCTTTCAGGTCATCACTCCTGTCATCGCAGGCGCTCAGCAACAGGGTGGTGGCAACCAGTGCCAGCAGAGGGAGTGTTTTACGTTTCATTATTTTTTTCCTGAAATCAGACGAACGACTTTGGCAAAGACATAAATCCCCACGAAAATGCCTACCGGAACACCGACGAACGGCGTCAGCGCAACACTGGCGGCACCCGCTGCGCCACCGCCTGTCAGCAGTGCGGCAACGGTGCCAAGTGTCAGGGCCGTGAGGCTGTCAGACACCCCGGTTTTGTTCAGAATGATGACGATGACAACAATGGCGATAATGGCAATAACGGGCATAGGGCTCCTCCCTGTTGCCGGGTTGATAACAAAACCTGATCTATTCCGGTGGGCAGTCAGCCGGAACAAACGCAAGCAGTGACTGCTGGATAAAGCGAAAATGGGGTAAGGACTGAATGAACACTGGGTCTTCTGCCAGGCGGCACAGACTGTCATTACGGCGGAACGTCTCCTGCAGGGGCTGAACCAGATGGATTTCATCCAGGGTAAATACGGCGATATGTCCGTCGTGCTCACCCACCAGGTACCAGGCCTGCTGATGGATGAGCAACCGACAGGGAGCCAGTCGCTCACAGCGCTGTCCATCCGCAATCAGCATCACCCGCCTGCGCCCGGTAATAGCCTGAATCAACCGCCAGAAAGACAATGAGCCAGACGGTGAAGGGAGCGGACTGGCGGGCGATATCACGCAGGGAGACTCGTCACACATCAGCAGTGCGTTCACCAGGCGTCGGTCAAGGCCAGGGAAAAGCCCGGCCAGCCCGCTCCGGTGGGCAAAGATAAGCACATCTGGCACCATCTGCATCTCACTGCCAGCAGTACGTAAGCGGCAGTAGCCGGACTGATATTCCAGGTCCAGATACATCAGCCGCTCACGAAAATCCCGCCGCAGTGTGCGCACCGACACGCCAAACTCAGCGGCCAGTTTGCGTACGCTCAGCGTTTCCCCCGCCACCAGACGGCTGATTATCAGTGACAGCCTGACAGCCAGCCGGTCATGGCGGCGTTCTGCCTGTGTCATGAATGGTTCTCCGTGAAAGTTAACTGACTGAAAATGATGTGAATACTTTAAATAGGGGTGCGGACAGGGTATGGACACTGCAGAAACTATTTTTCATTTCTGCAAAAGTCAGATGTGGTGGGGGTTACAGGTCATCTTCGAGGGAGTGAGATCTGTCAGTACGTTGCAATGCGGACAGGTGGTGTCCGATATTAACAACATGGCAACAAAGGTAATGACTACTGCAGTTGTGTAAGCAATGTTTCCGCCATCACCCACAGTGCCCGGTTAAGCTTCACATCCCCGTCAATGCCACGTACGGCACGGGTGTGCGTCCGCCCGCCTTTAACATTACGGCCACTGAGTCCGCCCTTAATCAGGTTTTCCTGCACGCGCTGATAGGTGGTCCACAGGTCATTGCTGTAATCTTCGTAACGGCGGGGAGTGAGAACCTGAGCTTCGGTTACCGGCTGGTGGTCCTCGCCAAAGCGATAAGTGATAGCGGCTTTTGCCAGTGCCTGACGGGCCGGAGGTGGCAGCATCAGCGACTGCATCGCATCGCGCTTTTCCTCCACCCGGTCAAAAATCCCCAGCACCTCATACGCCCCTTCTATCACCTGACTTACCACGTCTCCTTTATGCGGAACCCGTACCTCGCCAAAGGTCTCACCGCAAATCAGCCCGTTCTGGCAAACCTGACGAAACAGCCCCGGCAGCATCTGGTACGAGCTGGTGCCATCGTGCGAATTCAGCAGAATGATTTCCGGCACCTGTTTACCAGTGATTTGCCCGGCACGACGCAGGCGCAACATGTGTTTGGTATGCTCGCGACGCTCCGGGTCACGTACTCGGGTCTGGCAGGCAAAGAAGGGCTGAAAGCCTTCATGGCGAAGGCCGTCCAACAGGGTAATCGTCGGGATATAGGTATAACGCGCACTGCGTGATTTATGTTTTTCCTGACTGAACACGCTGGGCACAAAGCGCATGAGCTCATCATCAGTCAGTGGGCGGTCACGACGAACGAGGTTCGCCGCACCAAAGCGGGAAGCTAAACGGGACATATAACACCTCAGATATCTGGATTAACGACAGGAAGTAAAAGAAGGAAACTCAGAAGAAAAAATCCCATACGGCGCGGGCCACAGAGACCACCGTGTCACGTACGGCGCGTATTAGCGTGCGTACCGGGGCGGGTACAAGGGGAACATTGCAGACTATATCCAGCGCGGCACCGACCGTTTCACCAAAATCACTGCGCGCTTTCTCCTTTACCTGTTTAGTACGAAAGGGGCGCTGCAGTTGCGCCACCACCGGACTGCTGGCCTCACGCGGCAGGCTGCGGATCATACGCTCTGCCATAACCCTGAGTCCCCACTTCGTGCGCACCGATACCGCACAGACCGGATGAACAGGTTGGAACAGCTCGTGAAGGGCAACGATTTTACGGCTGATGCTGCGCTTCTGAGCAGTTGACACTCCGCCAATGAGGCTGTCTGTAGGTTCAATCTTGTCAGCCTGACTGATAACGAAAAGCACTCTGCTCCGGTACTGCTCACCAATGACCTGACGGTAAAACTGCTCATCGACTGCCAGTGCACGGTCATCGGCTTTAATCAGCCACAGCACCAGGTCAAGCTTCGGTAACTGCTGGTGGTAGAGTGTCGCGTACTCTGTATCGCGCTGTTCGTTTTCACCTACACCCGGTAAGTCGACCAGTAACATGCTCCGCTCACCGACCTTCAGCCGGAAGCGCAAGGGCTCACGGGTACAGGCTGTCACATCGCTGACGGGTGAAACTTCCCCCTGAAACAGGGCATTGCATAACGATGATTTACCGGCACCAGTTTTGCCCATAATGCCAATGACCGGCTCATAGTTGGTGAGCAGACGAATCTGCTGCATGAGCCGCTCTGAGGCCCATTCTGGTAATCCCTTGAGTGAGTCCTGCAGGGACTGTAGGCCTTCTTGATTTCTCATGGCATCTCCTGAAATAAAGAAAACAAAAACGGCGAATCCGTTGTGGATTCGCCGTTATAGTGGTGCGTTCAGGATGATGATATATGCTTGAAATTTTTTCGAATGCGTGAGCTTGTTGAAAGGTATAAAATTTGGGGTATCTACCTTTTTATCTCAATTTTTATCCAACGGGAATGATCTATGCTTTGCTTGGGATGAGGTCGTTTTGGGCAAGACGAGACATCCTGGTTGCATAAGCTATTTTAGATTTAATACCGAACGATGAGGCTGTCATGACTTCTGAAAGTGCAAATAATCCTGAAAAGCTCGAAGGATCGCTTATCGATATTGTTATCGAGGGCTGGCGTTTCGCGCGTGTGTTCACTCGCTTGATCAATAAAGTTGATGCAGGTGAGAGCGCTCGCTACATCAATCAAGTCCGCTATTTCCAGAAGAAATTAGAAGAGAATCTTGAGGCGGGGGGACTTAAGCTTGTGAATATAGAAGGACAGGTTTTTGACTCTGGAATGGCAGCATCTGCCCTTAATATTGGGGATTTTGGTCCTGATGATGTTCTGGTTGTCGATCACATGATTGAACCCATCATTATGGGAACAAACGGGCTGCGGAAGCAAGGCACAGTTATGCTCAAGAAGGTACAGCAATGAATTATATCGGCATCGATCTCGGTACTACGAATAGCGCAATTTGTTCTTATAATGGTGAAAAAACAATAATTTATAAAAGTCCAGATCAAAATGATGTTACGCCTTCTGCGATATTTATTGACCGCCGTGGTAATAAATATCTCGGGAAACGAGCCTATGACAGTGCAGCGAAAAACCCCGATAATGCTGCGACAAAATTCAAGCGGATCATGGGGACAAGTACGCCAGTTAAACTAAGCGCAGTGGATCTCACAATGACACCTGAAGAATGTTCAGCTGAAATTCTCAAGCTTTGTTTTGGTTATCTTCCTGAAGAGATGCGTAATGGCGGGGTGGCTGGAACGGTGATTACTGTTCCCGCTGCGTTCAATCAGATGCAGAAAGATGCCACATTAAAAGCGGCCGAAATGGCTGGCTTAGGTAATGTAGCATTAATGCAGGAGCCTGTTGCTGCCGTAATGTGTGTCATGAAGCACCGTACCGCTGACGGGATCTTTTTAGTGTTTGACCTCGGTGGTGGCACGCTTGATATCGCTATCGCGGAAAGTATTAATTCGCGTGTTAGTTTACTTGCTCACGGCGGTGTGGCGATGTGCGGTGGTACTGACTTTGACCGCTCGATTCTGGATAGTGTAGTAAGGCCCTGGCTTGTCAGTACTTTCGATTTACCCTCGGATTTCTCGACGAACAAAAAATACAAACCGCTAATCAGAATGGGTCTTTGGGCAGCGGAGAAAGCCAAAATCGAGCTTTCGTCTAAAGAAGAGACAGTCATTATTCTGAACGAATCTGAAATTGGGGTGACTGACGAATCCGGCGAAGAGATCTATGTGGATATTCCTTTTACTCGTGCACTGCTTGATAGCCTCATCGCTCCTAAAGTGGCGGAAGCTGTTCAGTCAGCTCGCGAGACAATCGAAAAAGCCCAGCTCAGTTCTCATGATATTGAACGTATTGTATTTGTGGGTGGCCCGACGCAGTACAAGCCCCTACGTGATAATGTTGCCTTTGAGCTAGGTATTAATGCTTCAACAGACGTTAACCCAATGAGCGCAGTCGCTGAAGGTGCGGCTGTTTTTGCAGAGTCAATTGATTGGGCATCGCAAAGCCGTGGGCGTAAAACTTCTCGTGGAGCATTAACCACTGGCGGGGATTTGGCTCTTACCTTCAACTACATCGCAAGAACACCAGACATTCGCGCTAGAGTGGTGGCAAAACTCGACAGTGCTGCAATCGACGGCGCAGAGTTCCAGATTGATAGCCTAGACACAGGCTGGTCATCCGGGCGCTTGGCTCTGAAGAATGGCGCTCAGGTGGAGCTCAATCTGCCTAAGCCTGGTGATAATACTTTTAAGATTTTTGTTTTTGATGCATTGGGTGGCCCTATGGGCCTTAAAGAAGACAAAATCATCATCGCACGAACCGCAGCTAGTATTGATGCTATCCCTGCATCTCATTCCATCAGTATTGAAGCCCGTGATAAGCCTGGCGGCCCATTGGTACCTGTTTATCTGGTACGCGAAGGTGACCAATTACCGAAGAGAGGAACCGTCTCGTTTAAAGCACAAGAAACTTTGCGAGCGGGCAGCGTAAATTCATTAAAATTTAAACTTTGGGAAGGTGAAATTACTGACCCTATCAGCGATAACCGCTTCATTGGTATGTTTGAAATCAAAGGATCGGATGTTGATGAAGATATGATTGGCGCAGGTGCCGAGCTTATTTGTGAATATGAAATTCGTGATTCCGGTAATATCGCCCTTGATGTGTCAATCCCTTCTATCGGTAGCTCGTTCCATAGTGGGCGCAACTTCTATTCGCAACAAGATGCTCAAATAGATTACTCCAGTGCTTCTAAATTAATTACCGAGCAGGCTGCAAGCATTCAACAGCGTCTTGATGAAATGGAGGCGAATGTGGATGATCCAAAGCTAATCCAGGCTCGTGAAAAACTGCAGCAAGCGCAGGCTATTCAGATGGGCGAAACAGATCCTGAGACTGCCAAACAGGCGATGGATGATATTCAAGAGGTGAAGCGCCTCCTTGCGATTGCGAGAAAAAACAATCTGAGTACTATCAGGCAACTAGAGCTAGGTAAAGTGGTATCACTTTTTGATGAGGTGCTGCGTCAATATGCTCGACCTTCTGAAGCATTATCATTTGATAACTTGGCGAAAACCGCTCAGCGCGCAATTGATGCTAAAAATCCTGATTTTGAAGCTTTCCTTAATGAACTGCGCAACAAAAACTTCAGCATTCTTTGGCAGCAGGATTGGTTTATTTCTGATCGCTTTAAATGGCTTTCACAAAACCAATATCTTTTCCCGGATACTAATGAGCATGCGCAACTGTGTGTTGCAGGCGAACAGGCTCTGGCGAACAATGATGCTGAGAGACTCAGAGATGTTGTGGTTCAGTTGGACTCCATCAGGATTATTTCTGGTGACGAAGACGAGTTGATGGCTAGTGCGAATATTCTGCGGGGATAAGCAAAGTGATTGTACCCTGGCTGCCTGTTGGCTTCCGTTTACTCGATGGAAGAACACTTCGTTTTACACTTTTCGAAGGGGAAGGCTGGCAGATTATCGAGACAGTTGAGCGAAGTCGGGCACTGATTGTACTCGACTCACTCGAACATCGTTGGCTTTCTACAGGGATCATTGAAGCGGGACAATTTCAGTGTTTCGAGTACGGCTCGCAACAATTCCATCTAATGCCTGATGTTCAACGTTCAGCTTTGTGTCCCGTCAACCTAAGCAAATCGCCTGACAGTAAAGCTGAAGCACTGGCTTTTGCTCAAGCCTTTAAAGCGACGCGAAACATTGATGCATCATCATCTCTGCATGATGCGTTGTATGTAGAGAAGCTTTGCAGACTGCTTCCCGTTTATAGCTCAGAAGCATTTATCACGGACGACGTGGTTCTTGGGCAATGGCTGACTGGCGGGATGAGAATTTCCATTCGTGCCACTGATCAATTAAAGCAGGCGCTGACTTGGCTGAGCTCGAATCATTTGGCTGATGTTATTGGCTCCGCTGGCTTTAATTCAACGGCTTCACAGAACGCTTTTAAACCAAATAATGGCGAAAGCGATGAGGAACAATGGGGGCTTGAAAAACCATGCGAAGAGCGAAGTATAAAAGCTGCTCAACGTGCTAACAACATAGCCCCTTTTGAACTCGCAGGACGACCAGATCTGAGCACTTTTTTTAACGAACATATCATCGATATATATCGCAATAGCGAACAGTACGCGATGATGGGGATTGTCTTTCCGGCCCCAGTGGTCCTTCATGGGCCGCCTGGTTGTGGCAAAACGTATGCGGTTGAGCGGCTGGTAGAATATCTCGATTGGCCGTGTTTTCAGATAGATGCCTCGAGTGTCGCGAGCCCCTATATCCATGATACCAGCAAAAAAATTGCTGAGATCTTTGATAAAGCAATTGAGCAAGCTCCCGCGGTAATTGTCATTGATGAAATGGATGCTTTTCTTGCCGACCGACGAGGGGGAAGTGACCAGCATCGCGTGGAAGAAGTGGCTGAGTTTTTACGTCGCATACCGCAAGTGCAGAACCACCAAGTGCTCATTCTGGGGATGACAAACCGCATAGATATCATCGACCCAGCCATTTTAAGGCGTGGACGCTTTGACCATATAATAAAAGTGGATTACGCCAGCGAATCAGAAGTTCAAGCATTGCTGGAAAATCTGCTATCGGAATTGCCAAAAGATGACGATCTGGATTTAGTTGCTTTAGCTTCTGCAATGGCGTATCGGCCTCTTTCAGATGTCAGCTTTGTGGTGCGAGAAGGTGCTCGTCTGGCTGTCCGGTCGGGGAAATCCAGGGTATCGCAGGAATATTTACAAGCGGCACTGGACGCCACGACATCACGTAGTGATAAAGATGACTCACAATACCGGATCGGATTTATTTAAGGGGACAAGGTGCAGGACTATCATAAACAAAACAACAATAAGCGCCCAATGGGCTTCGCTGGGCTCGCCTCTATGGTGTCGGATGTAGATGACATAGTAACGCAGGAAATCTGCAATGTAGGAATAACCTCAAAACCGCAATCGGCTGTAGCTACCAGTGCCGTCATCACAACCCCAGTTTCACCGAGTACATCTTCGCCGCAACCTCAGTATCAAAAGCCTGCGGCGCCAGAAAAGCCTAACAACAAAGGCCGAAACTGGATCATTGGCCTTGCCGTTATTGCGGGAGTCTATTGGCTGGCAAACCGCCCGGATGATGCTCCGCCGTCTTCTACTTCAGCCAACAATTCTTCGACTTACTTACCCGCTAACGACACCTCGTCTACAGCAAGCAACTCTTCAGCCCCCGAGCCCGAAACTTCACCGATTGACCAGGTGCCACCTGTAGGGACAAACCTGGTCCTAAGTCGCGCGCAAATACGATACTGCCTTGCGGAGGGTATCCGCCTTGATGCGGCCAGGGGGGCACTCAATCCTCAAAGTAACGCCGACACAAAACTCTTTAATGAATATATTGCCGACTACAATGCGCGTTGTTCGAGCTATCGCTACCATCAAAACGATTATGATAATGCCAATCGCGACGTGCAACAAAGGCAGTATGAATATCAAAATGAAGGACGTGCCAGATTCTAATACAACCAATGGCAATACACCGTAATACCTAACAATGAAACGGCTTTAACCGCCTTTTGTGGCGTCAATTTAGGAAAAACTGCAATGTCTTTTACACCAGATGAGGCGTCTTTAACTACGTCATCCTTGCATAGCAACCCGTTTGCAGTGTTAGGGGTCACGGTGAGAAATGATCGAAGAACTATTGTTGAGCAAGCTGAGCAGCAATCTTTACTACATGATGCTGATGAGTGCCAACGAGCCCGAAGCATGCTGACGAATCCGAAAAATCGTGTGGCAGCAGAAATGGCCTGGCTACCTGGCGTTTCGCCCGACCGCGCAAATCGTTTACTGGACAATTTACTGGTAAATACTATGTCAGTTCGGAGAGAAAGAAATCTCCCTTCGCTTGCGCACTGTAATTTGATGGCCGCCGCTTTTGACGCGGTTTCATGTGAATACGCGGCTGACTACCTGGCAGAGTTTATTCTTGAGTTTGCGACACAAGTCGATGAATGCGATTTGGAACAGATGACAGAACAGATCAATGATGATCGCGTCTGGTCCGGGTTCACAAGCGTCATGAGTGGCGAACTTATTGAGACAGAGTTCTACGAGCGCAAGCGAATTTACAATGGTGTCGTTAAAGATGCCCTGAATCGTCTGCCGTCAGAAACCTTACTTGAGACACTGGCAATTACAGTCCGTTACGCAACCGCAGAAGGACATGTGGCTGCGCCAGAGCTGATAAATGAACTACTTGATGCTTATGATATAGAAATTCAGTCGGTACTTGATAAAGAAGATGCCAATATACAACGAGTTATCTCGACGATTCGTGAACAAATCCCGGATGGCGAAGAGTCAGTTTTACCGTTACTCAATGCGTTGGAAAAACTGACTAAAAATTGGGACAGGTTCACTCGACCTATCCAGCTTGGCTCTAAAGCACGTGGAATCGATCACGAGAAAAGCGTCCAACTCGCCTGGTCACTGCGTAACCTCTCACTCGAATTGTACAATCAGCATGACATGCTCAATGCAGCTACGCGCCTGACAGAAATTGAACGTGAAGTATTCTCTGAACTGCCTCAATTTATTGAGAAAGTGAAAGAAGACGAAGCTGCACTCGCAGAGTTCCATATCGAGCGAGTTGAAGAGCAAAAGAAAAATGATGAATGGAATGAATCCATTACCTTCAGCGCAGTAGTTGGACGAGTTTTCAAAGATAAACTTTCTATTTCACCGTCAGGAATTGACTGGGATGGACGACATTATTCATTGGAAGATATCAACGCTCTGCGCTGGGGTGCAGTTCGTAACTCGGTGAATGGGGTGCCAACGGGTACAACCTACACCATTGGTTTTACCAACTCCTTGTCCTCCGCGTATGGTCTGAATAATTCAGGTGGAGCCGTTATTACTCTTAAAGATGAGAAGGTGTTTAATGGATTCCAGAACGCTCTGTGGCGTGCTGTGGGCATAAGATTAATCATCAATATGCTAAAGAATCTCGATGATGGAGAAAAAATTACCATCGGTAGCTTTATCATAGATGATGCTGGTGTTACGTTGCTAAAACATAAATTCTTTGGCTCGACAGAGAGAGTTCGTGTGGGATGGTTCGATGTTGTTGTTTCAAGCAGTAATGGTGAATTCATTATTAGCTCAAAACATGACAAAAAAACCTACAGCTCCGCTTCATACATCAATGATTGGAATACTCATATTATAGAAATGATAATCAGAGGTGCATTCAAGAAAGGTGTTAGAAATCTTAGTGACTATTTGAAAGATTAACGTTATCTGGTTGGGGCCTTTCTCGTATAAGAAAGGCCATTGTCTCAAAAAAATAAATCACCCTCTGCTACAACCGAAGTTCCGATCTCCACCGCCAAATAATTTAGTATCAAACTTGGCTAAATAATCTAAACGATTCAGTAGGTTGTTGTATTCCGTTTTAAAGCTGACATCATTGACATCTAATATATAACGACAATTTTCAGGATAATGAACTAATCCGGGATAATCATCCAGTTCCAACCCCAGTGCACTGTACCATGCCCTTGCAATCATCATTCGTAGATTACTTTCAGTTTCATAATCTCCCAAGTGATAATAGGCATCTTTATTAAAAAAAAGACCAAGATGAAAGTGACATTTACCCTCATCAGAAAACTCCCGCACCCAAACATGACGAACACGGTTTGGATATATTCTTTTACCGGGGACTGCTCTAGCTTTCTCATTGGCCTCCAGTATGGCATTTAACGCATTTCGGAAACGTGATATCGCGCCAGGCTCCAGATTAGGAAAGCAGCAAACCGTATCACCTCTATCTAAAATAGGGGGGTAATGGGCATCAACACGTAATGCCATTGTTCTAGGGAATTCACTGACAGCATCATTAACGACTCGCTCAATATGCTTTCTATAGGCGAGCACATGCTCACCATGGGAACCATGATATAATTCCATATGTATACCCTTGTAGTTAATTCTACGGTTTTCTAAAGCCGTATAGAGTAATATGATAAGACACAGATGAATGTCTGTAGTTAATTAACTGTTGATAGTAATCATTGCTATATAATACCTTTCCAACAATTGAACTTGTTATCAAGCCAACATCCATGCAGTAAAAAACTTAAAAAGTAACTCTGCAATTATAATCACCCAAAGATACCATTATCCCAGTGTCTTTTTACCGTGGAAATGCTTATTCCTAAGATCCTTGCCACCTTGGATTGAGAATAATGCTTAGCCTTCTCATTCTGAATTAGAGGGAAATATTTACTTCCTTCAGGTCTTCCCTGCATTTTCTTTGAGTTTGTATTGTTAGTAGGCATCTTTGTCCTCCTCTAGCTATTGGACACCAACTCCAGACTGGTGAGATGTATGCAAACTAAGTGGTTATGCTTAATATTGGTATCAGAATGTATGGTTAACTTCACCGTTAAAGGGGTTAATGATGATGGCGTCTCTTCCTTTTATCGCCTTTTGAGGTGCATCGCCTTCGGCAATGACCGGAACCATTACCGCTAGATCATTTGTGTAATAAATTGGTATCCAGCAATAGCATGATTGTTCAGGGTGGATTTTATTTCGTTTCAACACTGCTTCAACTCCAAATGTAATAAGTTCAAAGGTTGGCATAATCACAATACTGCTAAAATCAAAAAAATAATCATCATAAACTGTTTCTTTTATCAGAATGATATTCGATAACCCTCCTGCAATAAGATGCTTGTGATTCACGCGTCGATCTGTGTAAATAAAAATTGCTTTTTTCACATGAAAACTTTTTATAATGCATGAGAGCTTTTCATGAATTAATTTTTTTTCACTCTTCCCCATCTTATCATGAGGTATTTTGTGTGCATAAAAATCCTGATCGATAACTTCGTTCCTGTGTCGAATATGAGTGTTCCATACAGAGTAAAAAAACTCTTCATAGGTTAATTTCGGCTCACTCCGTGATGTTAAGGATTCCTTCTCTTCAAAAATACAGCCTAATGTTGACTCTAAAGTTTGAGCTATATGATATTGCGATGTTATTTTATTTAATACTGGGGCAGTAGCGTTTAACAAAAATGATATCACTTCTGATCTGGAGTATCCTTTTGCATGGCTATAGTCATCAATTGCATCAATAGTAGATTTTTTGTTTGCGCTGAAAGTGATGCGTTTTTTCATATGTATCCTTGAATTTCGTTAATGTAAAATGTGATAAACAGTGATGATTTATTCTATGCTATTAATGGATTGTTTATGTTAATTAAGCCAGCTATTCTTTAGAATAGCTGGTGAGTTATTACTCTGAGGCCTATGTTAGTTACAATATGCTGAGAAGGTTAATAGGAATCTATCAATGTCTTTGCGTAACCAATAATGTCGGCTGTTAATTTTCTTTGGGCGCGGTAAACCATTAGGCAGTTTGTCTTGGCAAAGCCATTTTCTAATTGTTTGGGCTTTAAGATTTAGTAGATGTGCTAACTCACTTGTGGAAACAAGTTCAGATAGAGGTGTTTTAGATTGCTCATATATGCTCATGCTACCACCCCAATGATTGAGATGCAGGCATATACAAAGGGGAATGAAATTAAAAGGGAAAACAAAGACCAAGCATAATACGAAGAAAAGAGGAATGAATAAGCTTCAGGATCGGGGTCACTACCATCACTTGAACCTGATGAGGTACTTTTAACTGATTTTGAAGAACTACCCTGCGAGTTTGGAGCCTGATTTTTGTACGGAATGATACGTGCAATAAAATTACCCAGTACCGTATTACGATTATTTTTTTTGTACAAGGAGCCTTTTCCATTGAGGTATTCAAGGGCAGCTTGAATCCTCACGTGCAACTTTTGTCCCCGAAATTCGGACTCAGCACAGCTTTGTTGCGACTTACTCGAATGAATACCCCATCGTGTTCTGATAGCCTTTGAGCTAGTTTGCACAGAACACATCAAAGAACTAGACATAATGATTTATCTCCTGATTTAAAAGTGGACGATGGAATTTAAACCTTAAAATATACTTATGTCAACAATAGGTGTAGTTCTGTAATCTATTGATATTAAATGAAATCAACACATATCAACGGTTATTTTTTTGCAATATTTGCTTGCTGTAAGATCCACCTCTCAATTTTTTCATGCCATTTCCTTAATAAATCTAATGGGCGGCGGCGATAGTGTTTCTCCGCTAAAGCACTAGGTTTATGTCCCATTATCTGAGCAACAATTCCTGTTGGTACTTCGACCCATTCAGCCAGAGTACCGAAGCTACGGCGTAAACCATGAAGGCTGATATGTGGCAGGTTCGCCTGACTTAATGCTCGATTATGTGCCTTTCTTGGCTCGACAATTCTGCCGCTCTTACTGTCACTACAGAAAACCCAGCTGTCAGTACTAGTGTCAACATTCGAAAACTTAGCAAGTTCAGACAAAATAGCCGAGACATATGGTGTCAGTGGAATTGTTCGTTCACCTTCGACCTTATCTTTAATACGCATACTGGACCATTTGAAATCAATATCGGACCAGCTAAGGGATGCGATTTCCTCACGCCTTGCACCTGTAAGCAAAAGAACTTGAAGATAAGTTGAGATCACCGGATTGCTTAGCCGCTTTACTTCTGCGAACCAACCTTCCAGCTGTTCCTTTTGAAGACAGTCATCGGCCTTGCTGGCTGAAACCGGAACCATTTTTCTGACATTGCGATCTTGTGTGATGTCGGAGGGAATAATGCCTTGATACAGCTTATGGTCATTTACCCACTTTAAGAATGTACGAAGCACACGGTAAGCATTGGCCGTAACGGTTGGGCGTGTCTGCCTTTCTCTTGTTAGCCACTCAGTAATGAGCACCGGAGATATTTCAGATAGTGGTAAATCAAGGAAAAATGCTAACGGCGCGGCAATAGTTAAACCATCACCTATCTTCCTGGCATTTCCACCACGATCTGAAAGCCTGATATGGTCTGCGAGGTAGCGCGGAGAATAAGGGCGTTTAGTTTTAGCACTGATGCCAGTTTTCAATTCCTTGAGGTATTCTTCCCATGCGGCAGAGAACATAACTTTCCCTCTGCGTGATTCAGCCTGCTGTGATTCTACGGCAGCAATTTTCTCGGCCTTAGCAATTCTGGGATCTATCCCTGTATCTATAAGCGTCTGAAGTCGCCGTGCTTCACTACGGGCATCATCAATTTTCCAGTCACTAATCTTGCCAATCGTCATACGCAGAGTTTTACCAAGAAACACACTCTGGAAGATAAATGCTTTTGTCCCTTTAGTTGCACGGCAAGCCAGCATTGTTACGTCTGAATCCCAAAGAAACTCTTGTGATTTTCCGTCAGTCAGCTCGAATTTACGCAACCGTTCAAAGGTGAGTTTTTGTCTGGCAAGCGCCATTTGTTGCCTCCTGAAAGAATACTTACACCGAATTCTAATGTAACGGCTGGTGTAAGTAAATTAGAGCTATAAGCATCAACATCGATCATTTTACATCAACACGACATTTCAGTTATTATCATGTTTATAAAGAAATTTATTTATTTTTAGGTGATTATTTAGAGGCTTAAAAGCATATAACCTTCGCACTTCTAAGCCGTAGGTCACAGGTTCGAGCCCTGTAGGGCGTACCATTAAGATTCAACGACTTACAGCTATTCCCCAACTGCAAGATTTTCCAAAAGTGCCAGATTAGTGACATTGCCCGCCAAGACTTCGTCAATTTTTCTCGCATGTTCGGTTAAATGGGAAGGGGAAAGGTGAGCGTAACGCTGAACCATCTCTATGCTCTCCCATCCCCCCATTTCTTGCAGCGCTGAAAGTGGAACCCCTGCCTGAACCAACCAGCTTGCCCAGGTATGCCTCAAGTCATGGAAACGGAAATCAGTAATCCCTGCACGCCGTTTTCCTGTGTTCCAGGCTGAGTTATCGTCAACGCGCATTTTCCTCACCGCCGGTGTTACTCCCCCCCCAGGACGTTTACGTGCCGTCGTATGCACAAACACATACCGGGAGTGACGACCTATCTGATCCCTCAGAGTTTTGCATGCGGTATCGTTCAGAGCGACACCAATGGCTTTGCCAGCTTTGGCGTTCTCTGGGTGAATCCATGCCACCTTCCTTTGCATATCTACCTGTGACCATTCCAGATCGATGATGTTGGAACGACGAAGCCCCGTTGCTAGCGCGAACATGACAACAGGGCGAAATGGCTCAGGCATGCATTTGATCAGAGTGGCCGCTTCATCCTTGGTGAGCCACCTCACTCGTTTACTTACCGGCTTCCTGACTTTGATTACCGGTGCCTTGCGTAACCACTTCCATTCATCGGCAGCAATCTTCATCAGTCCGCGCATAAAAGATAGGTGTTGGCTGCGAGTTGCCGCTGATACAGATATGGGCTCATATACCGGTACTGGCTTCCCTCTACGTTCCGCAGCGGCTTTCCTTAACTCCCAGCGTTGCTGGTGTTTCCTGTTCGGCATTTTGGCGACCGCAGCCATAATCCTATCTTCCGAGATCCAAGAGAGATTTTTTCCAGTGAAATGCTGGAGAAAAAACTCTATTTTCGTGCGGTCATCGTCCAAAGAGCGTTTTTCCTCTTTCTCCGTAAGCCAGCGTAGGCAGGCTTCATCAAAAGTATGCTCCGCAATTTCCTCCAACTTGTTAACTCGCCAGGCTTCGGCTCTTAACTGATCGTAGAGTTCTTGCGCTTGCTTCCTGTCTGCCGTATTAAGGCAGCGCCTAATTCTTTTGCCACTGCCCGGCTCGACAAAGTCGCAGTACCAATTGCCGTAACGTTGTTTAAGGGCCATCTGTTGTTACCTTTGTGTTGATGGCCGTCTGCATTCACGACCTGATTTTGTGTCTCCCTGCCGTAATAGGCAAGGCAATCCGATTTCAGAATTTCATAATGCCCCTTGCCATTTGGCCCGCTTTTGCGAGCTGTTAGCAGTCCTGCCTTGATTAAGGCTCTTACGGTTCGAGGTGACTTTTTCAGGAAGGCAGACGCCTCCGGCAAGGTGAATGGGACATCATCAATGTTTATCTCTGCCATGGTGGTCTCTACTTTTTACCCGCATCAATCCGCATGCAGGCGCAACTAAGGCGCATCCAGGCTGGCGGTTTTGCTGGCCAGAAGGGCGCTATTTTGGCTGCGTGCTTGTCGAGAATTTCGCGGTAGGAAAGTTTGTTGGTGGGAGATCGGTATTCTGTTAGGGCTTCTCTGGCTGTATTGCGCAGTAGGTCATCTTTGAGCGCCACGGCATTCACTCAACAACTGATCGAACATTTGGCGCCGTAGAATGGCGTTTATTGTTTCTGGATGCTCTCCCTTGAGGTAGGTCCACCTCGGTTTGGTGGTCTCTTTCCCAAAACCTGCCGCAGATTTGGAGTAATTGGCGAATTTTGGTGAGACGAAAACGACCTTGAGCCCCATGGATGATTTCCTCCAGTGGCGATCAATTCTGATGGACTCTGAGCGGGTCATAATATTGCGTAGGTTTTTTATTCTTTCTTCGGTGAATCCCATATCTGGGAATTTGCTTTGAAGCAGCTTGATATGTCCGTGTACATCATAATATCCGCCATCCTCCTGAAGAAAACAGAGAACCTGATAATTAGTCATATCATTTCCTTAATTCCGTATTGTATTCAGAATGGGACATCAACCGCCATGTGGTGCCATCGTCTTTCGATAGATAGCGCCACCAAGGGGTGACCGGGAGAGTTAAATATTTATGCTGATAAGTACGGCGCGGTTTTGCCTGCCCAGCTCGATACGCGCACAGAACACCCTCAGCTTTATCGCTGATGTTTTTCGGTATGCGGGGTTTCATGTTGGTAACCGGTTATGCAAATGAAAACCCCAGCGATAGGCTGAGGTAATTAAACTTTTATTGATGAGAGGCTTTGCTAATTAAATCGCTCACTCTTTAGAGTATCCATTCGAACCATCACCCAACCTCGTTTACGTAAGACGTTGGCGACATTTTCAGGACTGGTTAGGTCTTCATTACTTTCTGCCATCCGAGACTTCACAATTACACCAAGTTCATTATAGGTGTGAAGAACCCGGCAATTCCGGTAATCAAGATTATTGCTTTGTTGCGTGGCTACAACGCTATTGCGCAGCTGCTTTTCGCAGTCGATAAAGTAGCGTCTAATCTGCCTGCCTTTATCGTTCCGCTCGACCATGGCAAGCTCTTTGGCTGTGTCGAGGGTTAGGTGGTAGTCCTTGCGACGACGTCCGCCAGTTTTCCCCGAATTTGGGGAAAACTCGATGTAGTCTAGGTTTGCGATGAATTCGTACTCTGAAACACGCTCATTTATCCAGGTAGAAAAGTCACGCTTCACGCCAAGGAATTTATGAAGGTCGCGAGCGTTACAAAGCAAAGTAGATTCGTTGCTGATGGTTCCGTCGAATACGGGCACGAGTTGGCTGTTCATGGCTGAACTCCTTTCTTGAAATTGGAGTCACCACCGGGAGCTGCAAGTCTCTGATTGGTGGTGAGACGCACAGGGCTTGCAGGACCGGTCAAGAAAGAACCCGGCGAACCTTTCGGCTCCCCTGTACGCCCCACCATTGAAAGGTGTAGCCGTACGCCGCACACAAAAAAACCGCCTGGCGCGGTTGTGCGCTTCCTTGATGTCCGAGCTGCAAGACCCGGCAACCGATTTTGCGGCTGCACAGGCATGATAGACCGAACAACAAAGCTGTTGCCACTGAATTTGCGGGTAATATTCATGGAAACTCTCTAATTGGTTGAAATTAAGCCATTAATCGTCCTTGGTTCAGTGCGCACCTTAGGTAGTGTGGTTAATAAAATGGATTTAACAAATAGGTTTCGTAGATCAATAAATAAAAACCGATCGGTTTGGTCGATCGATTAAGTGATGGACTCAGACGAATCCTAATATTTTGAATTAAAAAGGGAAAACCACAAAACGTGGTTAGTCGTTGATGACCTTCATCATGACCCATGAAAAGGTCAGGATACCGCCAACAAAAACGAATAGGGCGAGTACTATAACGACGGTGAACCAGTCAATCACTGGCTCCTCCTTTTGTTGGGGCCCAGCAGATTTTTTTGATGTCTGGGCGGCGAACGCGCTCAACAGCTTTTTCTTTTTCCAGTTTCTGTAATCGTCTGCGAATGACTATACCGGTCATACCTTTGTAACCGGCGCAGCGGAGTAGGTTTGCAACTGAATCAGGGGTGGAGCCGGTAGCACTGAGATGTTCGAGGATTTCGTTATCGTCTGGCAGTAAGATCAATGTTTAGCCTCGGGGAATGGCAATAAAAAACCCCGCGAATGCGAGGTTATTATGCGATGCTTAAAGCGGGGCGGGTCTAAATCTATCAATGGATTGGTAAATCTCGCCGGGCTGGGTTGTTCTATTCACTGCATATACGAAAGTGTCTTCACCTATTTTTTGTTCGAATACTTCGAAGCGATTCACACCAGAGGGGAACTCTGGTTTTACGGCTCCGTATCGGACGAATTTAGTATCTTCATTTACAAATACTTTTTCGGTTGGATATTCATGCTCGATAACGCATCCATCGAAACCGTAACCAAAAAGCAGTATTTGAGCCATTTTGTTACCTCCTCTTTATGAGCTATTTCTTTCCGTTGACTCGGACATCTGTTGATAGCGCGGGTTAGTCAATCAAGCAGCTCTCCACCACATCCTTTCGGTTATCTGCAATGGTGTAGCCCATACCGAAAGTTTTATAGAACTTAACTGCTGATCCCGTTCCATTTGGGGTGATATCGGCGAACATGGTGTCTTTCCATGTAAAGACCGTGATTTTATTACTCGACTTCTCAACATGTGTCGTGTTGTCTCGTTCAAGCATGACACGGGTATTAGTCCATCTTTCATAGATGCATTCACTGAGAACTTCAGGGGATTTGGTGCTTTCTCTGCTCAGAAGTGGTGCTTCGTTTCTTGCCTCATTAGGCGTTGATAGGCATCCAGACAGAAATGCTGATGATGCTAAAATAAGTACTATTCCTTTCCTCACGATTTTTCCTTCTGCTATTTATACATTTTGGATATCAAGTATAGCTAAAACTTGATGTGAATGTGTATAATCCTATTAACTTTGATTTTTTCTGTTATTTTATAAAAAACACCTAATTCATAATTTTAAGTGGAGTAAATATTAAATGGCTACCAATGTGACTGCAATAGAACAGATACACGCATATGCAAAAGGTGTTATGGAAAGAGTTGACCACCACGCAGGGAATGTGGGAGGGGTAGCCCTAGTCCTACTCGGTGGTGTTATCTGGCGAGCAGAGCCAAAATCCGTAAAAATTTATGAAGTTAAAGGGAAAATGACAAATGTTATCTGGTGGACAAGCTCATTTACGGGAAATAAATATGTCATTTCGTACAATCATGTAGAACAGAGTATTGAAATAAAAGATCAAAAGATTAATGGTGAGGTGTTGCATAGTTTGTCTAATAAGATGGCGGTTACTGATGCACTTGAAATAATTTCGGAGCTATAAAATATCAACTAGCAGAGAATATCTATTTCCCTGAGGCATTTTCAATATTTTTACTGAATCTTCACGCTTGTTCCTTGAGTGATTTAACCATCTGATACATTGCTTCAGGCGGCACTGCATTACCGGCCATGTGAACGGTCAGCTTGTGCGATGGCGGTTTGATGTAATCAGCAGGGAATGACATGGCCAGCATGTTCTCTTCCTTCGTTAGAATGCGCATGCGGTCACCGTCAACTACTGCCCAGCGGTCACGTGTAGTGATCGTGCCGATCGGGCGATGCAAAGAGCGGCCAGTTTTGGTGTTGCCGTAGTACGAAATCAGGAACCGGTCACCGAATTGAGCGCGCCCGTTTTTAACCCTATCGAGTGTTGCTGCTGCGCGACCAAGCTTATTGACGGGTGACCAACGGCCGCTTTCGAAATCAATGAACGATTCCGCAGATACGTGAGGCAGTTTTGGCAATTTCAGCATCAAAGGGCTTTTGCTCTTGGTGCATACGATGAACATGCGGACGCGGTTCTGCGGTACACCCAGATCGGCACAGTCAACGATGTGTGACGCCAGTGAATAGCCCAGCGTCTGCATTGCGTGTTCCCACGCCGGGAACAATGCCCACTGGAGGAACTCCGGCACGTTCTCAACTATGATTTGCTCAGGCTTCAGCACCTCAGCCGCCACAGGAACTGCCCACGCCGTTGAGCGACTTGCATCGTGTTGTGGGTTGCCGTTGGCTTTACCACGAGCCTTGCTGTGGCCCTGACAGCATGGAGAGGCAAGCAACAGGTCTAACTTTGGTGCCAGCGCTAACACCGACACAAAGTTAGCCTGGTGTAAGTCTTGGCATGCGTGAACGGTGTTAGGGTGGTTCAGCGTGTGGGCATCAACAGCTTCCTGCCAGTGATTAGCTGCCCAGACGATTTCTACACCTGCTTTTGTTGCGCCAGTAGACGAGCCGCCGAGGCCAGCAAATAAGTCGATACCTTTCATTTGGCCTCCTGGGCTGGGTTCTGTTGCCGGTACTCGTTGAGAATGGTGTTTATTTCCACTCGGGTACCTGGAGATAGCAGCAGAACATCACCTTCTTCTCTGGTCATGTTGGCTGCGTCGTAGAGTAGTTCGCAGAGCCTACGGGCGCGGGTAGCGCTGAATTGCGGGATGGCGGTTGATTTGGTGGCTTTAGCCTTGCCTTTCTCCTTCGCCTTGCCTGCGTCACCTTTCAGAACTTCACCGGCTTTTGCACCGTGTTTTTTGACGCGCTGCACTGCCAACGGAATATCAACCTCACCTTTTTCAACCAATTGGTGAACGTCATGATTGGCAGAAATAAGCACCATGGCATTGTCGACTTTATAGCGAGGAATATGTAAAGCCTCGGATATTTTATCCGTCGATAAATTAAGGTTTAGCAAGTCTTTAACCAGCAACGCCTCTTCATAATCAGTTATCGGCAATTGCTCATTGCTGGTTCTAATACGAGCGATGCGATCAACATCGTTTCCTTCGAATGGCTCTATTTTTATCCATTCTACAGGTAACCCAGCCTCATCACGCATGCGGCGATAGGTCAGGGTGCGGCGATGCCCCTCAACAACCCACACGCCGCCTTCATCACGAGGTATCACCTCAAGGTTTGGAACCTTTCCGCCCTTCGACATATATTGGAAGGTTTTTTCATTTGCTTCGCGATAACGGTCATTATCGATTCGGCGGTTAAATCCCTCTTTAATATGAATGTCATCAAGGCGAATTAATAAGGAAGTTTTTCCGCGCTTAATGATTTTTTCATCAATCATTTTATTAAATGAATTAGCCATTGGTTATTCTACCTCGCTGATAATATCGCCAATGGTATGATGCTGACGACGTGGGTGAGTGGGGTGAGTAAGGGCGTATTTCAGGGTGTAGGAAGCGCCATTTCCACGCCCCTCCCAGACACAGCTAGCACTTATAATCTGTCCCTGAACCTCTTTGCCTTTATGGTCGGTGTAATTGACGACAGCACCGATATGAAGCGTTGGGGCGCATACGTTTGGTGCCAAGGGTTGTTTTATTAATTCCATACAACCCCCAACGCCAGCATGCCGATGATAAAGACCGATGAATAAAATAAGGTTTCTTCTTTATCGGATTTATTGCGCTTATGGCTTTTCACATCATCGCCGGTAAGGCGGTACAGATGGCCCGCCCGGCGGTCAAATTTAATATCTGACATAACCACTCCGTTTAAATTTTCGTCCGTCTGGTTTTGGTTGGCGCATCTTGGGTGCGGGGGCTTTACGTGAAAGTTGATAGCGCTCAGAGCACCGGCCATCGATACAAACCTGCAAATATTCTGTTTTGCAGACCAACTGAATAGTTCGGCCAATAAGCTCACTTCGCAGGCGTAAAACACCACAACATTGGCAGGGTGCTGCATCAAGCCTCTCAGTCGCGCTGGCTGCGACCACTGCGATTTCATGCTCACGGCGAGCGCCGGTAGCATCGGTGTAATTGACCCAACCACCACGGCAGTGATTGAGGGTAATAATTTGGTTATCGAAACTCAGGCGTGCGCCTGCGGGCAGTGAGGCTAGGCGCTCACCGCTAATGCGTGGGATAACTTGCATTGAAATGTCCTCTCGGGAATTGAAAGTCACATGACTAAGGGCGCTGCCTTGTTTGTATCCGCGCTCGCTTTCGCTACGGTTCCGGCACATCCGGAGCGGTGGGCAACGCCCTTATTGATGGGAAAAAAAGAGGCCGAACGAGGTCGGCCAAAGACTACACACAGCAATGTTGATTCATCCGGCTGTGGCCTGTGCTCACATTGACAACGCCCCCGAAGTCATGTGCAAGCCACATGCGGATGAGTGCCGGTTACGGTTCCGGCGTCAGTCGACCCACATCAAATGACGTGTAATCGCGACCGTTCCCTGGTGTTGGGGATTTGATTGCCTGCTTAACTTCCCCACCTCAGGCGGCAGCGGTTCCTTGCTTTCCACAGTCAAAGGAAATCGGTAGACTGTTAAATCCACAGTCAATAAAAGGATTTTTAAAATGGCGTTATCGACGAAATGCCCGAAGTGTGATTCAACAAGTTTTGAACTTGGCACAAATACAAAGGTTAGAAATTGCGGACATCAAATTTACTTTGTTCAATGTTCGTTGTGTGGCTGCGCAATAAGTGCTTTCAGTGCTCGTGAAAGTCATATTATTGAGCAGGTCGGCAAGAAGGTTGGGGTTCGTTAACAGATATCCCTGGGCGGTCTTCTGATGATGAGGCCGCCAATAATATTTCAAGCACAACTGATGCAAACTTCTCATCCATTTCACGTTGCGCCAAAATTTTGTTCAAGAACTCTGCAACTTCACCTGCAACGAGTAAGATATTTGTAGTTTGTTTCATATTTCCCTCTGTAGTTATGCCCCGTAGGGCGCTGTGGGTGTTAGTCAATGCCGTTTGCATCGCGCTGGAAATCAGCTGCTGCCACCCCTTCGCACCGCTGATCTTCTGCCTCGCCTCCTGCGAAGTAGTGCGCCTATTCTGTAGCGGATCGCGACGGTAACGGGTTGTCGTTGTAAACAACATCGGCCTGCTCATTGCATTGTTCCAGCGTGTCCCGCAGTTGGCGTTCAGATACGTCTGCACCGTACTGCTCAAAAATCGACTTCAGTTGTGGCATAGATATTTGGGTAGTCATCGTGCAAGCCTCTGCTGTGTAGTGGTCTTATACCTATCTGCCGGATGCTTTCGGCAGCAGGGTAAATCCACTATTTGCGCTTCATACCCAACATCATCAGCACCTGGTCGCCGTCACAGCCGGATCGCGGCTGGTCTTCGTTGTGCGCCAGTAATTACTGGTATGCCAGGCATTTCATCCGACTTTCTGAATTGTTAAAGAGCAAGCCCTGTGGTCTTGGGTGACGTTGTTGCTGTCGTTGGAATGGATTATTACCATTAGTGTTTTATTTATCAACACTATTAGTGATAATAATTTATCATTAATGGTTATTTTTTTGATTTTTAAGCGAATTTAGTTTTTGGAAATTCGACGTAGAATACTGATTAGGGAAGAGATGAACGTGTGTTTTGAATGAAAATTAAACGGAGGTACCCATGGAAATGGACCAGGGGGAAAACATGATTACTATACGCTGTAGGACGTGCTGTTTTGGAGCTGTCATTGCTGGATGATGAAAAAGCTCAGCAGGCGATTACTGATGAGCTGGAAGAATTTTGCCGGGAAACCGGAAATGTGATAGGTAAAGGAGTATCGCGATGTGGCCTAATTGGTACGCAAAGGGAGTAAGGTCAAAGTGGAGTTCGATCTATAGAAACAAAAAAACCCGGCCAGAGCCGGGTTTTTCTCATGAGGTTAGGTAATTCATTGCTTTGCTTTTATTATTCTGGATTAGCACTTGCATCAAATTGTCTGCCTTCTTCCGCTCCGCCTGCATTACCTCTTCTAGGTGCGGCTGGCTTTCTTTTTCTCTTCCTTGGAGCCTGTCTTTCTGGTTGCTCATCAGATTTTTTAGCATCTTCACCCTCTCTTTGTTCTGCAATGGCATCAGAAGCGAGTTGTCTTAACTCTTTCATCTGGTTGATATTAAACACTACGTTACTATATGAACGCGGTGGAAATTTTTCGTTGAAGAATGTAGCTATCCCTAGCTCAAAATTGTTAGGTGAATCAACATTATTGAATAGAGTTTTAGCTTCTTTTCTGTCGATCACAAACCCATGAGATGGATATCCGGCTATCAGTTTTGATAGGGAATCTTCAGTCATCGGCTTATCATAAGCGTTAAGTCTTTCACCGTACTTCTCGGCAATTTGTACTGCTCGCTGGACCTCACCAAGCTTTATTGGGTCAAGCTGTTGAAATATTGGGCTGAAAAGTCCTGTTGTCAATGTCGACGAGAAGTCAGCCGCTGTTTTTGCGGTTATCCCGCAACTAGATTTTATATCTAGAAGATAGTCTTTGAATGCGTTCTTCGTAAAGCTTTGCAAACCTGATAATGCTTGATAGTAGTCTAATGCAGAGCTACTTTCGAACATTTCATCATGTTTCCTTAACTGCACATCCAATGGACCAAGCTCTCCCATGTCGCACATCACTAGCTTAGAAGCTCCGATGGCCAGCAAAGTTCCTGCGCTTTTGCACTCACGGGGAATTATAATTTTCAGCTCGTGGTAGTTATGGCGAAGGGCTCTAGCTATGCGATATGCTGCATCAGGATCCCCTCCATAGGTTGCTAGAATCAAGGTAGCGCTCTTAGCTGGGCTCGTCTTTCTGCATGCTTTTGTTATTTTCAGATAACCATTTCTATCAATGGGACCATTGTAAAGAATTACGTCTGTGTTGGCTTCACCATCTTCAATCAGTGCGAACAGCTTATCTAACAAGGAGTCACTCTCAGCCATTTTTGTTCTCCATATCTTCCCTGGAAAATCAGATTGCGACCCGATCTATCGCCAGGTTCGCGCTGTGTGTACTACATCTTCGGCAAAGCCGTAAATTCTTAACCCAACCAAGTACTCCTCCGACCACAACCTAAGCCAGCCTCGCAATGGCTATTACTTTTTACCTCTTTTGGCCAGCATCTCTTTGAAAATCGCGTCGTAGTAAGCTTTTTTCGCTCTCATTTCGACAAGGAACCGCTCAGCTTCCTCGTCTGGAAGACTGTCGAACAGTTCCAACACCTCCCTTTGAATCTCAGTTAAGGCTGTAAGGCCGACATCACCAGCTTTTAAGGCTTGAGCCATTTGGGCTATTTCTAGGGCAAGTGATGGGCTGAAGTCTTCAACATTGACTTTGAGCGCTTTAGCAAGAGCTGCCGCATTTGCCGGGGTCAGCTTATTTATCCCATTTAAAAGCTGGTTTATCGCGCTTTGACCCACTCCTAATTCGTGAGCAAGCGACTCCTGGGAATATCCCTTGGAGTGCTTCTTGTCTTCAAAAATCGCCTTTAGCCTTTTGGCATCGGCAATCTGTTCTGCTGTTAACGGTTTTTTGCTCATCCTGAAATTTTATCACCACATGGAATAACATGAAATTACTTGTGGTGTTGACATTAAAATTACTGTTGGTAATAATTGGTTCAACACCATAACTGGAGATTGATATGGAGCGATTACCTCTACCTGACTATGTATCCAAACATGGGCAGGGGAAGGCTGCTGAAGAGCTTGGTGTTTATCAAAGCGCCATTAGCAAGGCATTAAAAAACAAACGAAATATTACTGTTTTGGTGCACGCAAGCGGAAAAATTGAGGCTGAAGAGCTACGGCCTTTTCCGAGCCTGGGCGCAAAACGTACATGACAAAGGGAATAATCACAGATGCATGACGCAACCACGCGCAAGAAAGCGCGGGATATCGAAAGTGAAATCATGTGCCGTATTGCAGTGCGCGGTGCAAATAAGGTGGCTGAAAAAATTGGCATTGATGAGTCGCGGATCAGCCACTGGAAAAAACCGGGTGGGCTTGTTGAACGGGCGAGTTTGTTACTTGCGGCTATCGACTATCAAAAGCCGGAAGGCATGGTGCTGTTCAGTGGTGAAGAGACGGCTGATTTGGCTCGTGGACTGATCGCTATGTTGGAACACATTAGGGAGCCGGTGAAACGTTAATAAGGAGCATGAGAGAAAATGTCGATGGCGGATTGAAAGGGCAGCCTGCGCGTCTAGTTAAGCAGGCTGAAATATCTATAAAGGTAAGTTAATTCAGATAGATATTAGATGAACTACAACCTTATGAATGAGCATGCAAGCCTTGAGCTTTCTCTGAAAAAGTCGGGTTCCACTCATCCTCGGAGCACGGAGGGAGTTCAGTTTGACCAGGCGATTTACGGTGAATTTCGAAGGCTCGTCCCTCTAGCACAGAGTCTGGCAGCTTCACTGCCTCCGCAGGGATATTCACATCTTTCAGGTCTTGGTGCAGCACGAGAAGAATTTCATCGAAAGAAAGTTGAGTTACCTGGGGCGGCGTCAGTCCTGCACGGACAAAAAGTAAATGATTTAGGCCCGTGCGCCCGAGCAAAGGCTCCCATGACGTTGCGAACTCTTTTCGATGTTCGATTAGGAGCATATCCAAACGTAGCAGCAATTCAGCGTGAAGCCATGCCTTGTAGTAAGGGATGTTCTCTCCCTCGGAGCCCCAACGTTTCACACTTGCAATGTGATAGGCGTGGGTCCTGAAAAGAGATTGTAGTTTGTAAACGTCCATGCTGAACCTCCGTCGGTTCTTTTGTGTATGAGTCGTGAGGATATACCGGGATCAGGTTCTGCATCAAATAGGGGTAAGTATGCGCGCAGAAGAGTTACAAGAGCGTTTTCGCCGAATTTTGCAGCGGAACACCCCTGCTGTGAGCCAGGGTGCAGGTCCGCGTATTCCGATGATCGGTGAACGTTTCAGTGACGAGCGCGGGCGCATGATTACTGTCACGGCTTCTAGCTATCTGGAGGTCACTTTTCAGCGCGACTTTTACCCGGAGCCTTGCGTAGTGCCGCTTTGGCAGTTTGATAAGCAGTTTAAGAGAGTGGTTGTATGAGTATTGATGCGATGAACTGGGCCAAGAAAATAAAGACAGGCAAGTCATCGGCAAAAGCCGTTCTGACGTGGCTGGCGGATATGTGCGGCCCCGATCATTGTGCGTTTCCGTCTATTGGTGCATTGGCTGATGCGACGGAGTTGGACAAGAAGACGGTTCAGTCGAGTTTACAACATCTCATTGCCGTTGGCCTCATTGAGGACACTGGTGATCGCCGTGGGCGAACGAATCAGATACCGGTGTATCGCCTTGTTGGTATTGAGGAAAGTGTTCCTGATGTCGAACGTACCCAAAAACGGGAACATTACCAAAAACGGGATCGTTTGAAAAAGCCGGTAAACAAACCCAAAAACGGGAATGTTACCGAAAACGGGATCGTTAAAGAGAAGGCACCCGAAAACGGTGTTGTTACCGATGGCGAAACGATCCCGTTTTGGGAAGGTAACGATCCCGAAAACGGGATCCGGAATCTTTCAGGAATCTTAAAACCAAAAAATAACCCCCCCATAGCCCCCCAGACCGACCAACCACAAGCGGACCCTGCGAGCTTGGCGGGGGAGGTATTGGATTTTCTGAATTCAAAAATCAACGGCAGAACGCCGAAGCGTGCCGACACCCTGCGAGAAATCATCGAACGCCTGACAGAAGGGCACACCGTTGGCGAATTGAATCTCGTTGCTGAACACCGCGCCAGCCAACTGCTGAGTAACCCTGCGCTGGGGCACATGCTGAGCGCTCGGATGATATTCGATCCGACCCGCTTCGGTGGATATTTGGCGGCAGCGATAGCGTGGAATATCCAGCGAACCAAAAAAACGGCAATGGTTGCGGTGATGGAGAAACAACGCCAAGAGCTGCCTGCGGGCGATGTACCGGAAATTGATTTTGACGATGCTTTCGACCGGTTGCTTGTTGAGGGCCAGTCACCGGCGAACCCGGCAGAAAAGCAAGCCTGGCAGCACGTTCAGAAATACGGTTTTAGCTCACCTGACGAGGGGGCAGCTCGCCGTGAGTGGCGGGGCATTTTGGCGAAGGCGTATGCCCGAGCAGGGGGAATCGAAGTATGAGTAATATCCCCAAGGCCCGCTATTGCAAGGTCTGCGAGACCCGGTTCAAGCCTGAGACAATTTTTCAGTGGTGGTGCTGTGATGAGCACAAGGCTGATTACGCCGTAATGATGGTGGGTAAACAGCGCGAACAGCGGGTCAAAGCGCAGCGTCGCAAACGGGAAGAAGCGCAGAAGGCTGAACGGAAGGAGCTTCGATCCCGTAAGCAGGCCCTGAAAACCAAACCACAGTGGAAGGCTGAGGCTCAGGTTGTATTCAACCGCTATGTGCGTCTCAGGGACGCCGGTATGCCATGTATCAGTTGCGGCGCAACCCCAGCACAGAAGTTTGGTGGAACGATGGACTGTGGGCATTACAGGACGCGTGGTAGCGCTGCGCATCTGACCTTCAATCTGCACAACACAGCAGCGCAATGTGTCCGGTGTAATCGTGACCAAGCAGGCGCACAGAAAGCATTTGAGCAGGGGCTGATTATTCGTATTGGTCCCGAGAAGGTCGAGGCAATAAACAACGACAACCGCCCGCGCACGTTCACGAAAGAGTATTACCAACGCATTAAATCCATATTCACACGCAAGGCTCGCAGGCTTGAAAAACGCAGGGCTAATCAAATTGAGGTGGCCGCATGACCGGTTTAACGCTGAAGCAGGGGGAAGTCCTGAGTTTCATTAATCAGTTTATTGCTGATAACGGTTGCCCGCCGACCAGGGTAGAAATAGCCGATGGTTTTGGTTGGAGATCCCCCAACGCAGCGGAGATTCATCTGAAAGGCTTATGTACCAAGGGGGCAATAATCATCAAGCCAGGGGTATCGCGGGGTATCCGAGTCCAGGAGGGTTACAAAGAGGTCACAATCACTCGGGCGCAATTCCGTCAGGTGTGCGATGCGTTAATTAACGCCACCAATTTGAATGAGCAGCTTTTGCTGCTCTCAACAGCCGATAAGCGGTCTGAAAAAATTCATCATCAAGCTAATAAGCTTTTACAGACAATTCGCCAGCAACTGTCAGAGGCCGTGGGAGAGCGAGCATGAGAGATATCCAGGAGGTTCTATCCCGCTGGGGTGTCTGGGCCCAAGACCATAGCGGTGTTGATTACTCCCATATAGCTGCTGGTTTCAAAGGGTTGCTGCCTCAACAGAAAGGCAAGCCCACTTGCAGTGACAATGATGGGCTAATTATCGATGGGGCTGTACGTCGCTTGCGGGATGTGCGTAAGCCCGATGAGTTGCATCTGTTGATGTCTCACTATGTATACGGTGAATCCAAGTCTTCTATTGCTCGCCGCAAGAAGTGCAGTGAGCGTGAGGTGCGGCGTCAGTTACAGATTGCTGAAAGTTTCATTGATGGCTGCTTATGTATGCTTGGCGTGAAATTAGATATGGATGCATATGTTGAAAAAATACTAGCTCGGCCCGAAAAAACTATTGTAGTGTGTTAAGAGTGCCAGCAACGCACAAGACTTAGGCCCGCCTCTGTGCGGGCTTTGTTGTTTCTAGTGCGGGGTCTTGGCTGATCGTTGCTAGTCAGGCCATGTGTTGTGTGAGCTCTAGGTAACAAGCAAAAAAATTAGCAATTTGGAGCAATGATGATAGGATGCCTTTCCCGCAGGGATGTGATCGAAACTCATACATTAGGCCGGTTCTTATACTATTCTTACCATCAGGCAAGGGTAGTGCGTGCCGAGTAACGTCGGACTATCTGTAAGATAAAGGAGATTATCATGGGATTTAAGGCGAAATTTCGAACACTGCTTCTTACCCCCGATAGGTTAGTAGGACAGATGTTGGAGAAAAATTTGCGTCAATCTGATGACAGTAAAATTCTCACTGATGCTAACGGTAATGCGTCTTTGAACATGCAAAATGAGTCTGTTCAAAAAGCGATGCATGAGCGCATGCTTGAACTGTCTCGCGGCTTTGCGCGTACAGGTAAGTCCCACCCCTAAGAGCTAAGGAGAGCTGATGGGGCCGATTATCGTAATGATTATTTTGGTATGTGGTTATTGGTATACCAATAACCACTACCAGTCGCGTGTTAAACATGCTCGTAGTAATGGCTGGAACTCCTACTTCCAAGTTGCTTTGCACGGCTGCAAATTCTTCCTCTACGGGATCCTTGCATCACTCATAGTATGGGTTTTCTCCTGTGTTCTTGATTTCTTATTGAATCTCCCACTATTGATAAAGGAATGGTATGAGCCGGTAACGATTCATGGTTGGATGGCCGACAAAACCTTTATCGAGCAGCCATTTTTACTGTGGTTTGCTGCAACTTTTGCCATTTTGATATCTTTTACTGAAGGTAACCAAGCGAAGCTGTCTTTGCAGGATGGGGATAGCCGACTCACGGCCTACCGTGAAGTGGCCAAAACAGACGCTATGGAAAATCTGCTTATTCAGGCTATTGATGAAGATAGACTTATCTTCGCCACGCTTAAGTCGCGGAAAGTTTACATTGGCTATGTTGCCGCGCCCCGCTTCGAGCACTCAGAAATGGCGCACCTTTCAATAATTCCTTATGTAAGTGGTTATCGTGACAAGGACACACTCCGGTTTATCGAATGTCATCGCTATGTTGACCATTATCTACAACATGAAATTGCAGGGGATTCAGAACCGCTAAATCTCCAGCACTTTAGAACGATTATTCCGATGGATCAGATTGAGTCTGTCTCTATCTTTGATACTGCCACTTATGAGGCGTTCCAGGATAGAGAAGGATGCCAGATAAGCGAAGAGCCAGCAGCCAATGATGATACCGCTAAGGCAGTTGTTGGCCCGTAGCGATTTTGAATAAGCTGATAGTGGCAGCACAGTTTAGAGCGTATGGTGTGATGTTAGACACTGCCAATCTTTGAGGCTGGGGCAGGTGGGCAGCGCTCTTATCTGTGGTTAAGAACAGAACTTCCGGTATCACACAATTTTGAGCCCTGGCTAAACGCCGGGGCTTTTTGTTATCTGGAGTGCTCATGGCAAAGCCAAAATGGCCGAAGTTGCCTCGAATGCTTGTCCCGTTGTTTGAGTGTGCTCAGGTGTACCTCTGTACCAACCGGGAAGAATGGATGCAAACCTATGCGGTGCTGGGACTTGAGCCCGACAATGTCCGGTCGCTGGGAGGCTGTGTTCGACGAATTGAAAATGTTGAGACGGGTGAGCTGCTCATTCTGATTGGTGTATTCACAGGCGAACTGCACGTTTTGGCACATGAATGCGCACATGCTGCGTTTCGAATATGTGAGACGTGTGGTGTGGAAATATCCCGAGAAGGTAACAATGAGACTTATTGTTATTTGCTGGATAAACTTTTCAAATTTGGCGAGCCATTTGTTAAAAAGCCAGCAAAATAGCTGCTGGCTTGATATTTAATTAACGCTTACTGTCAGGTGTGCGTTTTACTTCTTTCCATGTGCTGCCAGGATTTTGCGTTGGTGGCATACGTTGGTCATCACGCACCGTTGCGTAATTATCCTTTTCGCCACCACGTGGACCAATCTCCTGGAAGATCCCGCCGTTTTTGCCAGAGTTCTGGCCCGGTTTTAATGACATTGCCTATCCTTTTAAAAGACACCACGAAATGTGGTGTTATTAATATTGGGGATGTTCATTCACTTTCAACCCTAAAAAAACGCAAGGCTGCACTTCGGTGCGGCCTTTTCCATTTCTGAAACCCGGAGCCGGGCAATGAATAATCAACACCTGCCACCGGGGTTCCTGGAGGCGACTTTGCTGTGGATGAAAACTAATGCACCCGTGCTTTATGGATCGTTCGCTGCGTTTGGCATGGCGACCTTGCTGACGCTGCGCGATGGCAAGTCATGGATGGATGCCGTTATCGCTGGCTGTATCTGTTTGCTGATTTCTCTCGGCGTTATCAATTCCCTTGAGCTATTCGGGATGAGCCAAGACAACGCGCTGCTGATTGGCGTTGTGATTGGTGGAATAGGTGTCGAGCGTTGCCTGGCAATTCTCCGCGCTTTCTCAACGATGAAAACGCATGTACCAATAGATGAGAAGGATAAACCGAAAAATGACCGCTAATTATCGTTTCAGTGCACGCAGCGAGAAAAATCTCGTTGGCGTCAACCCCGAGTTGATAGCGGTTGCCCGTCGAGCACTTGAGCTATCAACCATTGATTTCGGTATCACGGAGGGGATTCGTAGCAAGGAAAGGCAAAAACAATTGGTTGCTGCTGGTGCAAGTCAGACGATGAAAAGCCGACATCTAACAGGCCATGCGGTAGACGTGGTTGCCTATCTGGGCAGTAATATTAGTTGGGAATGGAAATACTACGAGCAGATTGCCGCAGCGTTTAAACAAGCAGGTAAAGAACTGAGTACGGCGATTGAGTGGGGTGGTGACTGGAAAACCCTGAAAGACGGGCCGCACTTCCAACTTTCATGGAAGGACTACCCCGCATGACCGGTTGGCTGCAAAAACTGACACAGGGCGGTTTGCTGTTCCTGCTGGCGGTGTGTATTTTCCTCGGCGGGTACAGTTCGTTGCTGTCACATCGGCTGGAGCTGGCACGGAAGCAGGGTGCAGAACAGGAAAGAATGCTGACGCAGCAGTCAGGACTGATTGCCACCATGCAGGAACAGGACGCCCGTAACCGCATGCTGATGGCAGAACAACAAAAGAATAATCAGCAACTGCGCCAGCAGGGAGAAACGTACCAGAGGAAATTACGGGATGCACTTAAAAGCGATAAATGTGGCAATAGTCCTATGCCTGCCGCTGCTCTTGACCTCTTGCAGCAAAACGCTGCCACCGGCACCGCAGCAGGTCGTACTGTTGCCCCCTGAGTCCGTATTCATCCCATGTGAGCAGCCAGCACTACAGGGTGACACCTGGGGCGATGCCCTGCGTTACACGCTGGCATTACAAACAGCTTTATCAATCTGCGCTGGCCAGGTGGCCACACTCAATCTATGGCGAGAATCCGCCGGGAGAAATCAATGAACGAAGCTAATCCTCAAGATGGCAGCACGGTGAAGGGATACCGTACTTTAACGCCTGGTGATATTGAGCGTATGAACCGCCTCAAAGGTGTCAGCCGACACTTTTGCAGTCTGATCGAAACTGAGCGTGATGAGATTTCCGCTGAGTTATGTGAGACGGGAAATCACTCAACTGAAGCGCATGATGCTGCTCGCTGCTTGGCTATTGCCCGCACCAAAATGCAGGAAGCCTGTATGTGGGCTTGTCGTGCGGTGGCTCGTCCGGACGCGGATTGTTAATAGGCATTACAGGTGGCCTTTACGAAGGCCATCGATAATGCCCTTGTTATTATCAGAATAAACCCCATTTACATATCGTTACCCGCAAACGTTGTGGGTTTAGCAAATGGAGATTGATATGTTGGAAGGTTACACAATCAAGACGGCTGAAGATCGCGAGCGGTTGCTAGCGGTTCAAGCTGCATTAGAGATCGCAAAAGCCTCTGTAGGTTCAGTCGGCTCTAGCACTCAATCAAGAGTAGCTGCTGACTTGAAGGCTGTCGCTAACGAAATTAGTAGCCTAGCGGATGCCATTCAAGGGGCCATTTCCAAAAAGTAAACTAACCGCCTTCGGGCGGTTTTTTATTGACCATCACAGAGCAGCTTTCCGAGGCTGTTGCGTAATGCATGATAACCAACGGCCTCGCTATCGCGGGGCTTTTTTATACCAAGAGAAGTAGGAGAAGAAGACCATGATGACAGTAAAGCACAGCTACGCTAATGGCGGCGATTGCATATACGAAGCAAATGAAGTTTCTCGGGGTATTGATGACTCTATTTTCATTGAGCGGCCGGGAGTGGCGAAAAGCCAAACAGTTCGTTTTGAGCTTGCCCCTGGCGATACGTTGTACGTGATGAACGAGCGTGGCGCTACGGTGAATCGTTATTTTGGACCAAGCAAGCCGCCAGTAGCTTAATCATTACAGAAGCCATTCTCAGAGTGGCTTCGATAATGCCCCTGGTATGAGATATCCAAATTATTACGTGATGAGAGCATTCGCCATGAACAGTAAAGGTATGTTGATTCTCGGCCCCCTTCCTGCCGGTGGTGGAGGGGGCGGTGGGGATGTGGTTATAAGTCCAGCGAAAGACAACCTGCTAAAAAAAGAGAGTGATGGTTTAAAGGTTTTAGCCAGCCACCCTATCATCCCTAAGATTTATGCGACGTCATACAGTACCAATAAATCAGCTATGGTGAAGCAATCTATGCCTGATGGTGCTGTTGTATATCGGGGAGAATTCAGCGTTAAAAACCCTCTGGGAATTACGAGGTTAAATAACGTCAGTATTTACACAATGTTAACCCAGGAAAGTCGTTATTTTTACTTGGGTGAAAATAATGAGTTTGTTTCGGTTCAGCCTTGTGTGAGTACCAAAACGATAACGGCGAGCACTATTACTGGCAATATAGCATTGATATTTAGTGGTGACCCATTCAGAGCATTTGATGTTTATACCGGAGAAGAGGCGACTAGTCCTGTCGAAGGAAATGCAAAAATTAGTGTGGGCATTTACTTCATGGCAGGTACTACGATGAGTCAGAACGGTTTTGATTAACCGAGGTTGAGATATGAATTCAAAAAACATGACACTAACAACTGAATGGGTACAGATTTCTGACGGTTCTGTCGCGGTAGATTTGCAACCTAAAGGTGGTGGTATCGCGCTGATTGCTATAGGGGACGCTGCGCCAGAATCAGCGGCGGATGCTTTTATATGTAACGAGGCTGTAAAAATAGCGCCTCCGCTTGTAGGGTGGGCGCGAACTGGTAACAGTAATGGCATGCCAGTAGACGTCACTGTTACGCAGTAACTACCGGAGATAAAGCTATGGCTCTCACCGACAAGCAGGAAATGTTTTGTCGTGAGTACCTTATTGATTTGAACGCAACGCAAGCGGCAATCAGGGCGGGGTACAGCGTCAAAACAGCAAATCGTACCGCGTCAGACAACCTGTCAAAACCTGACATTAAAAAGCGAATTTCTGAACTTAAGTCGGAACGTAATGCACAGGTAAATATCGATGCGACCTATGTTCTACGCCGCTTGGTAGAAATAGATCAGATGGATGTGATCGATATTCTCAATGATGACGGCAGTTTAAAGCCGATCAGCGATTGGCCTAAGACGTGGCGCACAACATTAAGTGGGTTGGATATCAATACAACAGTCACTAATTTTGATGAAACCACCATTGAAAATATTTTGAAAAAAATTAAGTGGCCAGACAAGGTAAAAATCGTTGAGCTGATAGGTAAACACATCAACGTGCAGGCATTTAAAGAAAAAATTGAGACTGAGGATGTTACCCCGCCAGTGAATAGGGAGACTCGTCAGTCACGTATCAAGGAGTTGCTCAACCGTGGCAGACGTAGCGATAAATCTTGATGACCTGACCGAAGAGGAGCAGGTCGAACTGCTAGCCTTGTTGGAAGAGGAAGACGAGTATCGCCGCAGTCACCAGCTTTTTGAATATGCACCATATGGTAAGCAGCGTGATTTTATGGATGCTGGTGCCGAGTTCACAGAGCGCTGTTTTATGGCCGGTAATCAGCTCGGAAAAACGTTTACAGGCGGAGCAGAGGTAGCGTTTCATCTTACTGGTCGCTACCCAGGAACGGCTGGCTATCCAGACGACGGGGCGTATGTAGGCGATTGGGTGGGGCGGCGGTTCAACGAGCCAGTCGTATTCTGGGTAGGCGGGGAGACGAACGAAACAGTAACTAAATCTACGCAGCGCATTTTGTGCGGGCGTATCGATGAAGGTAACGCTCCTGGCTACGGCATGATCCCAAAAGACGATATCGTAAGCTATGTTAAGTCGCCGTTTTTCCCTGGTCTTATCGACCGAGTTCTTGTCCGTCACCACAATGCCGAAGGCGTAGAGGATGGCGCAAGCCTGGTCTATTTTAAACCCTACTCTCAGGGGCGGGCACGCTGGCAGGCCGACACGGTACATGGCGTGTGGTTCGATGAGGAACCGCCTTATCCTATTTACTCTGAAGGTCTGACGCGTACCAACAAATACGGGCAGTTTTCCATTCTGACGTTTACCCCGTTAATGGGGATGTCTGACGTTGTAACAAAATTCATAAAGAACCCAAGCAAAGCGCAGAAGGTTGTCACGATGACAATCTATGACGCCGACCACTACAGCGATGAACAGAAAGAGCGGATCGTCGCATCATATCCAGAGCATGAGCGTGAAGCTCGCGCTAAGGGCATCCCGACGATGGGCAGCGGGAGAATCTTCCAGATCCCTGAAGAGACCCTCAAATGCCAGCCCTTCGAATGTCCGGACCATTTCTACGTTATCAACGGCCAAGACTTTGGTTGGAATCACTCGCAGGCACATATTCAACTGTGGTGGGACAAAGACGAGGATGTTTTTTATCTCGCAAGAGTATGGAAAAAATCAGAGAACACCGCCGTTCAAGCATGGGGGGCAGTTAAATCATGGGCAAATAAAACCCCTGTCGCATGGCCGCATGACGGACATCAGCATGAAAAAGGCGGTGGCGAACAGCTAAAAACGCAGTACGCCGATGCTGGGTTCCAGATGCTGGGCGAGCACGCGACATTCCCCGAAGGTGGCAACTCTGTTGAGTCTGGATTGATAGAACTGCGTGACTTGATGTTAGAAGGCAGGTTCCGAGTATTCAACACCTGCGAGCCATTCTTTGAAGAGTTCCGCCTCTATCACCGAGATGAGAACGGGAAAATTGTTAAAACCAATGACGATGTTGTCGATGCTGTCCGTTATGCCTACATGATGCGCCGCTTTGCCCGAATGATGCGCGACATCAGAAAACCCAAAGAGAAAAAAATCCCAGCGCCTATACGGCCTATTCCACGCCCACGAGGTAGATGATGGCTGACAACGACAAGCAGCAGGAAAGGCTGCACACCATTCTGTCGATATTCGATAGAGATTGGATGTCTAGCGACGATGCCAGAACCGAAGCGATAAACGACCTGTATTTCTCTCGTGTGTCGCAGTGGGATGACTGGCTGAGTCAATACACAACATTGCAGTATCGCGGGCAATTTGATGTGGTCCGTCCGGTTGTGCGCAAGCTGACATCAGAAATGCGTCAAAATCCGGTCGATGTACGGTATCGCCCGAAGGGTGACGCTGATCCGGATGCAGCCGATACGATGATGGGCATGTACCGCACTGATATGCGCCACAATACTGCGAAAATTTCCGTTAACGTGGCAGTGCGCGAGCAGATAGAGGCGGGTGTCGGTGCATGGCGCATTGTCACCGATTACGAAGACCAGGACCCGACAAGTAACAACCAGGTAATCCGCCGCATTCCCATTCATGAGGCGTGTACTCACGTCGTCTGGGATAGCAACGCCAAGCAGATGGATAAAAGCGATGCCCGGCATGTGACGGTTATTAATGCCATGAGCCTGGACGGGTGGAAGGCATATGCAGAGGAGCAGGGGTTCGAGGTTGATGACCTCCCCAGCTTCCAAAGCCCAAACTCGAACTGGTTATTCCCCTGGCTGACGAATGATGTTGTCTACGTGGGGGAATATTACGAGGTCGAGGAAAAGAAAGAGGTTGCGTTCATCTATCAGGACCCGCTGACAGGTGAGCCGGTGAGTTATTTCAAGCGCGATATTGCCGAGGTGATTGACGACCTTGCAGAGCGGGGCATGCAGAAAATCGCAGAGCGCAAAGTGAAGCGTCGCCGCGTCTATAAGTCGATCATCACATCGTCGTGCATTCTCAAAGACCGTGAGCTGATCGCTGGTGAGCATTTGCCCATTATCCCAGTGTATGGGGAATGGGGCTTTGCCGGAGACAAAGAGGTCTATGAGGGCGTTGTGCGTCTGACAAAAGACGGCCAGCGCCTGCGCAACATGATTATGTCGTTCAATGCCGATATTGTCGCCCGTACACCGAAAAAGAAGCCGTTCTTCTGGCCTGAGCAGATCGCTGGCTACGAATACATGTATGACGGGCAAGATGATTTCCCGTACTACCTGATGAACAGAAAGGATGAAAACGGAGGGGATATCCCACCTCAACCGCTAGGGTACATGGATAATCCAGAGGTTCCACAGGCCAACGCCTTCCTACTGGAAGCCGCAACCAACGCAGTTAAAGAGGTCGCTACGCTAGGAGTGGGCAGTGATGCCGCCAGTAATAACGTGGCGTTCGATACCGTCAACCAGTTGAACATGCGTGCGGATCTGGAAACCTTTGTGTTCCAGGACAACCTTGCCACGGCCATGCGCCGCGATGGTGAGGTTTATGCCTCGATGGTAAATGATATCTACGACGTGCAACGAAACGTCCTTGTGACCCTGCCAGATGGTAGCGAGAAAGATGTTCAGCTGATGACGCAAATTGTCGATTACCAGACGGGCAATGTCGTCACGCTGAACGACATCCGCGGCCGGTATGAAACCTATACCGACGTGGGACCATCGTTCCAGAGCATGAAGGCGCAGCATCGCGCTGAAATACTTGAATTACTCGGTGCGACTCCTCAGAACACCCCCGAGTTCCAGATGTTGTTGTTGCAGTATTTCACCTTGCTGGACGGTAAGGGTGTAGAAATTATGCGTGAGTACGCCAACAAACAACTGGTAACAATGGGACTCAAAAAGCCCGAAACGCCTGAAGAAATTCAGATGGTCCAACAGGCTCAGCAGCAACCTGATGAGCCGAGCCCGGAAACGCTCATTGCGCAAGGCCAATATCTAACCGGCCAGGCTGAACTGATGAAAGCTCAGAACCAGCAACAGCAAATTCAGGTGGATGCCGCCAAGGTTGAAAGCCAGAACCAGCTCAACGCTGCCAAAGTTGCTGAGATATTTAACAGCATGGATCTGGATAAACAGGCTGCGCTTCGTGACTTCCTGAAGATGATAAATGGATTCCAGCAACAGAGCAGTGATGACGCCAGAGCAAACGTAGATTTACTTCTTAAGGGCACAGGCCAGCAGCATAAACAGCAGTTGGATGTGTCCAATCACCTGCAATCGCAGAGACAAAACAACCCCACCGGCGGCGTAGCCGAGCAATCACCTCAATAAGAGAGCTAAATCATGACCGATACCACCGAAATTCAGGTAACTGAAGAACAACCCCTGTCCGTTACCCAGCAGGCGGCACCTGCAAGTGATCTGCTGGTCGATAATGCCAACGCCAGCGAAGGCCAGGAAGAAGGCTTCGATATTGTCCTGAATGACGATGAGGGCAGTAAACACCACCCGGAAAAGGATGCACCTAACAGCGTAAAGGCCCAGTTCCGTATTGAACGCAAGCGTCAACGGGAACTGGAGCAGCAGGCTGAAGCTGTTAAGCGCGGAGAGTTGCCGGAGCACTTACGGGTGACACCTGAGTTACCGCAGCAGCCAAACTACAACGACTTCTTCTCGGAAGAAGCGCTATCGAAGTACGACTATGACCAAAACCGCGCGCAAGCCGCCTTCCAGCAGGCGAACAGCGAGTGGCAAATGAAGGCCATGGACGCACGGAGTAGCGCTGTTGCTGAGCAGGGCCGCAAAACTCAGGAGTACACCCAGCAATCAACGCAATACGTCGATGCTGCACGCAAACACTATGACGCGGCGGAGAATCTCAATATTCCTGACTATCAGGCTAAAGAGGACGCATTCATGCAGTTGGTACCGCCTCAGGTCGGTGCGGACATCATGCTGTTGTTCCCTGAGAAATCCGCCGCGCTCATGTATCACCTGGGGGCAAACCCAGAGAAAACGCGTCAATTACTGACGATGAACTCGCAGCAGGCGTTGATTGAGCTTACGCGACTGTCCGAACGTTTAACTATCAAACCGCGCGGTAAGCAGGTGTCAGCCGCACCGGCAGTAGATGAGCCCGTACAAGGCCAGCCAACAGCTAGCGCTAAGGCGTCGCTTGAAAAGCAGATGAATGCGGCTGCTGATAAAGGCGACCTGGAAACTTACCGCAAGATTAAACAGATGATTAAGGAATTACGATAATGGCACTTAATGAAGGTCAGGTGACCACTTTCGCGCTTGATGAAATCATCAACACGGTGGAAAACATGACACCAATGGCGCAGCGGGTGAAGAAGTACACCCCGCCAGCGGGGTCTATGCAGCGCTCAGATAATACCTTCTGGATGCGAGTTGAGCAGGAAGCGCCGACTCAGGAAGGGTGGGATTTGACCGGTAAGGAGACTGACCTCCTTGAGCTGTCGGTCAAGGGAAACATGGGGGAACCGGATAACGATTTCTTCCAGTTGCGTGCAGATGATTTGCGCGATGAACTTACGCTGCGTGCGCGAATTAACGCATCAGGTGTGAAGTTAGCCAACAATATCGAGAAAGCGATCGCCAAGCAGGCCGTTGATATGGGCTCGTTGGTTATTGCCAATCCGCAACCTATCGGCACCACCACCGGCAGTGGCTGGGACTTCCTGGCTGATGCAGAAGAACTGATGTTTGCTCGTGAACTGAACCGAAGTGCCGGGCTGACGTATTTTCTCAACTCGGGCGACTATAAGCGGGCGGGGCGTGACCTGACAAACCGCGATATGTTCGGCCGCATCCCGGAAGAGGCGTACAAAAGCGGCACAATTCAACGTCAGGTGGCCGGATTCGATGAGGTGCTACGCTCCCCTAAACTGCCAACTCTGGCCGCGTCTACTGCAACAGGCTTAACTGTCGATGGCGCACAGAAATTCAAGCCGGAAGCCTGGCGTCTGGATATTGACGAGAACAAAGAGAACGTCGATAACCGCGTGGCAGTGGTCAAACTCAGTGCTGGCACAGGCCTGAAACGTGGTGACAAAATCAGCTTTGCCGGTGTGAAGTATTTGGCGCAAATGGCTAAGAACGTGCTTACGCAAGATGCAACGTTCTCAGTGGTGGCTGTTAACGGCAACAATGTGACTATCACACCGAAGCCGGTAGCGCTTGACGATGTCTCACTGGCCGCTGAAGAGCGTGCCTACGCCAACGTAAACACCTCCTTGGCCGATACAATGGCGGTGAATATCCTCAACGTGAAAACCGCTGCAACCAATGTGTTCTGGGCTGATGACTCTATCCGCCTGGTATCGCAGCCGCTGCCGGTCAGTCACGAATTATTCGCCGGCATGAAGTCTCGCTCCTTCAACATTCCGGGAGTGGGTATCAGCGGCGTCTTCGCGACACAGGGTGATATCTCGACATTTACCGGTAAGTGTCGTATCGCGCTGTGGTACTCCGCTGTTGCGGTGCGCCCAGAAGCGATCGGTGTCGGCCTGGCTAACCAGACCGCTTAACCTACACAGGGGCTTTGGCCCCTTTTTCTTTGTTGAGGATTCACTATGTCGCGAATGATTTATAAGCCTGGTGGTGACACGTTGGTATGGGGACACAGGGCGCAGGTAAAAATTATCGAAACCGACGAGCTGGAGGCGCATTTGGCTCAGGGATGGGTAGACCATCCTTCCAAGATCACCGCCAGCGAAACTTTTACCGCTGAAGCATCTGGTGCAGATGTTGTCGATAAGGGGGAAATCTCTGACGGTTACCACACCTTTAATGAGCTTTACGCACACCGTGTCCGTCTGTTCTCAACGTTGATGCGTGCCTTTGCAGATAAAGCCTGGTGGAGTTTTAGCAGCAGCGAGGGTGAGCAGTGGGAAGGCTGGATTTTAGCGGGTATCGATACCCCGGCTGGGGCAGTGACTTACCATCTGCCAGAGTCTGAAATCCCGCACCTGCCTGAAGGCTCGGAAATCGAGATCGGCAAAGAATGGGATGGACACACAGCAGATGATGTTCTGGAGCGATTGGTTAGCTTGAACCTGCCTGAGCCTGAGCCTGAGCCTGAGCCTGAGCCTGAGCCTGAGCCTGAGCCTGAGCCTGAGCCTGAGCCTAAAACCAAAACACGTGGCCGCAAACCAAAGGCGGGAACGGATGAAACTCACGAATAAAGGTGATCTGGTCATTGCCGCGTTACGCAAAGCGGCACTGGCCTCTAATACCTCCTTGACCGATGTAGAGCCCCAATCCCTGGAAGACGGATTGTCAGACCTTGAGCTTATGTTGTCAGAATGGGCTCTCGGGGATGATCAGCGTGGCATTACGCTCGGCTTCATTTTTTCAGAGCCTGGCGTAGATGCCGCACCGGAAGACCTGCATGGGTTGCCGGACTTTAGCCTGAATGCTGTCATTACAAATCTGGCAATCAGAATGATGCCTGACTATGGCATGGAGCCCCCGATGTCCCTGGTGTTAAAGGCCGGGCACGGGAAGGAAGGGTTAATTAAATTCCTGGCGAAGGATCGTACCCCGCGCCTGAAATATCCAAACCGAATGCCTGTCGGTTCTGGTAACAGGTTACTCAATGGTACGCGCTACTTCCATCGAAAGGATTAAGACGATGCCGACGATACAACTACCGCTAATGAAGGGTAGCCGTAAGAATCCATTTGTTGCTGATTACGTCGATCTGCTGCCGGTGAATATGTTGGCGGTACAGAAAGAAATCCTGAATGCAGGCGGCTATATGCGTTCGTTCCCTGGCATAAGCAAAGGGGCTGATGTTAATGGCATTGCACGAGGGGCGGAGTACAACACAAAGGATAATAAAATTTATCGGGTTTCCGGCGGGAAACTGTATTCCTCCGGCGATGAACTTGTGGACATCCCCGGCAGTGGCCGCGTCAGTATGGCGCACAGCTATAACAGCCAGGGGATTGCCGCTAACGGCAAGTTATTGCTCTACGGATACGACTCGAAAGAGTTTAAAACGCTCGATAACTGGCCGGAAAGGGATGTAACTCAAAAAGGATATGAGAAAACGCTCAGCAGGTGGGCCCATGAGCCAAATGGGCAGGACGCTTTCTATGTTCCCGATGAAGCTCAGAAGGGAAAGATCGTCGTCACGTTAACGCCAGTCGATGCAAAAGGGGTTAGCGGCGAAAGTATTTCAATCACCGAAGAGCAGTGGGGGACCGAAAAGGCTCAGGAAAAGCCGGAGGATGATAAACCCTGGCTGACACATATCAAAATCACGGGAGCCAAAACAAACGGCTCAGTCGTCTATATCACCTGGTGGTATAAAGACAAAGATCCGGAGGATGGTGCGTCTACTGATGATGCTACGACGGTCTCTGTCGACCTGCACGTAGAGGAGGTGGCAATAGATTACGCGCAATACGACATCGGTCGCGTCAAAGATATTTGTCAAAACCGGAGCCGCTATGTATGGGTCAAAGAGGGGGGCGACACTTTTGGGGTGACTGATTTGGAGGATGAGTCTCATCCTGATCGGTATCGACCCTTTTACCGCGCTGAATCGCAGCCTGATGGCATTATCGGTGTAAGCAGTTGGCGTGACCTGGTTGTGTGCTTCGGTTCGCGAACCATTGAATATTTCTCTCTTACCGGCAGCTCGTCCGCTACAGACCCAATTTATATCGCTCAGCCCTCGCTGATGGTCAACATCGGCATTGCTGGTATGCACTGCCAATGTGAGTACGGGGAATCATTTGCCGTGCTGAGTCACCCAGCCAGCGGGACGCCGTCAGTTTATGTTGTCGATAGCGGCAGCAAGACAGCAATAGCAACGGCAACCGTTGAAAAAATTCTCAGCGAGTACAGTGCTGATGAGTTGGCCGGGGCGGTAATGGAGTCAGTACGCTTTGAAGCGCATGAGCTATTGATAATCCACCTGGCTCGCCACGTTCTTTGCTTTGATGGCTCTGTGTCGGCCAATGGCCCGCAATGGTGTTTGCTGAAGTCAGGCCTGTACAGTGACACTTATCGCGGTATTGATTTTATTCACGACGGTAGCGGGCTCACGGTAGGTGATAAGCGGGAAGGGACCACCGGGCGATTGAACTTCTCCCTTTCGTCACAGTATGACGACGCGGCAGAACTCCTGCTGTTTACCCCAATGCTTAAAGCTGACAATACCAACCTGTTCGACTTTGAAATTGAGTCAGCTGCCGGTCTGGCTCAGCGTGCGGAAAAATTATTTCTGTCTGCAACGACTGACGGCTGCAATTACGGCCATGAGCAGTTGATCAAATCGGATGATACCTATCGGTATGACGCCAGGGTTCTATTGCGGCGGGTTGGGCGCTGTCGAAAAAATATTGGGTTCCGCATCCGGCTTGTTACCAAAACTCCTACATCACTGACCCTGTGTCAGTTAAGGGTGGGCGATGGCTGATTTAAAAGAAGACGTTCAGCTTGTCTCTACTCATCTTGATGCCTTGATGTTGCCCGCCAACTTCAGCCGCGCATATCAGCACTATGTGATGCAGCAAGGCACTAACATGGATAAATTGGCCGGTAGAGCCAATGAAGCAGGGCAAGGCGCAGCTGAGGCTCAAGAGGCGAACGCAGAGCAGGACAAGTTGATTGCGTCTCAGGGAGAGACGATTGAGGACATTCAGGGTGATTACGTTTCGAAAAAAGAAACTGCTAATCAATCTATTGCGTCTCAACTGAGTGCCGCCTCCTTTGCCGTGAACGGCGTTAAAGTCATTGGTGCAAAGGTCACTGGTTTTACGCCAGCGACTGGAGCAGCGCATAAGGGCACGTTTGATGCCGACAAATCTTTTGATACTGACACCACACCCGATGGTTTAAAAGAAACCCGCCAGCGCATTAAGGCGATTGAGGATGCCCTCAGGTCGCACGGCCTCATCGACTGATATTTCACTTATGACGTTACAACGAATAGATGCTTTAACCGGGCAGGCATTGTTTCGCCTATGGGGGTTGGATGACTGGCCCCCGGTTGCGGCGGAATACCTGCTGTTTGATGGCTGCATTGTTGCTGCTCTTATGCCAGAAACGGATTTTATCGATGTGCATATGGCCGGTAAGCCTGGCAGTCGTCATCGGAGCCGCGCTGCGGGTGAGTCCATTATTGCCCGGACGGGTGATGTGCCCCTGCGGCTGATTATCAAAAAAGGTAACCGTGTCATCAACCTGGCAAAACGGCTGGGTTTTACTGACTACGGCTTGCAAATGCTTAATCTAATCAATGGCGGGCCCACGGTCTGCCATGTGCTGTGGAGATACTAATTATGGGCGGAGCAGTAAGCGGGATCACCAATGCTGGAAGCAGCGTCTTAGGCGGTATTGGCGCAAACAAAGCTGCGAAACAACAGATTTCTGCCAACAATGAAGCCAAAGACCTGTGGCAGCAGATGTACGACAAGCAGGTGGGGCTGTATCAGCCGTTCTACGATGCCGGGCAAAGTGGGTTGTCTGGCCTATTGAATCTGGTAAATAACCGCCAAGGCTCACTGAACGACTATTACAACTCAGGGGAGTATGCCGGGTTAGCTAATCAGGCGCGCTATCAGCAACTGGCTGGGGCCGAGGCGACCGGCGGATTAGGCTCAACCGCGACCGGTAACGCAATGGCGTCAATCGCGCCACAGTTGGGACAGAACTACCTGAATAGTCAGTACGGCAACCTGATGGGACTGACGGGACTCGGATTCAATAGTGCTGGCAATATGTCTCAAGCATCTGGTGATTATGCCAATGCGATGGCTGGGCTTCTTACTCAAGGTGGTCAGTTTAAGGCGGGTAAAGCGGCAATCCCTTGGCAGACAGCTGCCAGCGCCAATAGCAGCATGGGGAATGGTGCTGCGCAGGACTTAAACTCATTTGGTGGCATGTTCTCTTCATTCGGAGGCTTGTTCTGATGGCAACGTTACAGGGGCTTGGTCCAGTAAATTACTATGATTCTATGGTGCCGGATTTTCGCGGTGAAGCACTGCAAGAAACCCAAAATCGGTTAGGCCATGCGCAACTGCAAAGCCTGACGATGCAGAACCAGCAAGCCCAGCAACAGGCGCAGCTTCAGCAGCAGTTCCGGCAGGACTGGCAGCAGGCGTATGCATCCGGTGACCCGAAAGCGCTTGAGGCTATCGCGGCCAAGTACCCGGAGCAGATGGAGACAGTGCAAAAGGGCATGGGGTTTCGTGATGACAATCAACGCATGCAACTGGGTAATGCAGCACGTGACCTACGCCTTGCCATGGCGTCAAAGCAACCTGGGGCTGTGGGGCAGGCCGCGCAGACCCATGCCGCTACGTTGGCGTCCATAAGCTCAAGCCCTGAAGGGCTGCTGCAAATGTTGCAAGACGATCCGCAGGGCCTTGCTCGTACTGTCGACCTGGTAGGCATGAGTGCGTTGGGGGTTAAGGATTATTACGATACAGAGCATAGGCGCAATCAACTGGCGGAAACCCAGCGGAGCAACAGAGCTAGTGAGTCGCTTACGGCACGGGGCCAGAATATCAGCGCACAAAATTCGATGCGGGGTGCGGGTGGAGCTGTACCTGCATCGGTTCGCGAGTACCAATATTTTAACAGCCTGTCTCCTGAGCAACAAAAGACCTATCTTCGCGTAAGAGGGCGGCCAGATGCTGGCGGTGGAGATAACGTTGTTCAGTTGGCCGATGGCCGAACAGTCAACGTTACCGGCAAACTTCATGGGCAAGGTGCAAGTGCGTTCTACGAGGGTGTTGATGATTCTGGGAATATGGTTCGAGTTCCCGCCAGCGCTATTGCAGCACCGGCAACATCAGCAGCAAACGCACAGAACTATGCGATGAAGAAAGATATTGATGCCATAGCGGATGCAGATGCCGGTCAACTTGATTTCATGACCGGCATAACAGGTGGAGCGGGGACTCCTTCCATCGATGCGGAATTGAGAAGCAGACTCCCTGGAAGCAAAGAGCAGCGACAGCTTTATAACGCCACTAAACGGATACAGGGTCGCATGCAGAACCAAGGCGTTGCAGCTGCAAGGGACATGGGAGCGAGTGGTATTAACACGGTGGCAGAAGCGAAGATGTATTTCCAAAGCATGCCGCAGGTTGACTACTCAAGTCCGGAGTCCATGCAACAGTCGGTCCGTGATATTCAGGAGTACACCGACAACTACAACCAGCAATATCAGGTGGATGTTGGCGGCAAGCGTCAAACATCTCCCCAAGCGATGGCAAAACAGCTGAATGCACAAGCGCCAGCTGCCGCAATCCAGGCATTAAAAAATAATCCAGGATTAGCCCAGCAATTCCAGGCTAAGTACGGATACTTACCATAGGGGATAGTGATGGCTAACTTCTTCGATCAATTTGATGATGGGCAACCAGAACCGCAGCAGCAAGCTTCGGAAAATTTCTTTGACCAATTTGATGAGCCGCAACAGGAGCCCGCACTTCAACAACGTGAGCCAACGATGCTAGATAATGCAGAACAGGCGGGGCGTGGACTTGTAAATATACCTTTCGACGTTCTTCAGGGCGGAGCTAGCTTAATTAACGCGATCAGCCAAGGGCTGGGTGGCCCGCGTGTGCTTGATGATGTATATCGTCCTGTAGACCGCCCAACAGACCAATTTGCGCAGGCTGGCGAGTCTATTGGTGGGTATCTTATTCCTGGTCTGGGTGTTGCTGGTAACATGGCTGTTGGTTCGTTGGCAGAGGCCGGAAATCAGCAAGGTGACTTTGCCGAGAATGCAGCGAAAAATGCCGCCATTAATCTTGGTGCTCAGGGGGCGCTGTCAGCAGTAGCCAAAGGGATTGGCAGGGGGATTACTGCGGTACGTGGCGAAATAGCCCCGGAGGCAAGGCAAGCTGTAGAGTTTGCAGAGAAAAACAATGCTCCATTGCTGACTACTGATATTGCCCAACCTGGCACTTTCGCCGGTCGTTCTGCCCAAGCTCTTGGAGAAAAAATTCCAGTGACTGGCACCGGTTCAGTCCGCAGAGGGCAGCAGGAGGCTCGCAGTAGACTGGTGCAAAACTATGCTCAGCAGTTTGACGCCGTATCGCCAGAGGAAATAGTTAGCAGTCTTCAGAGGCAGACAAATAAAGTTAAGCAAGCTGCGGGGCAGCGCCTAACCGAAGTAAATGATGCCATGCAGTCTGTTGGTGTAATTAACCCGGCCCGGTCTATTGCTGTTATAGATAAGGAAATCGCCAACTTGTCTAGACTCGGTACTGCCTCTGATGCTCAGACAATCGGTAAGCTTCAGACCTATCGTGATGAGCTAAGTAAGGGGGCAGACTTTGGATTGCTGAGGGATCTGCGTACCCAATTTAGGCAAGATGTTAAAGGCGATAGGGTAGTGTGGCCGAATAAGTCCCAAGCTGCGGTAAATCGCGTATATTCATCTATCACGGACGATATCAACGGTGCTGTATCGAAGAACCTCGGGCCACGGGCGACCTATCGTTATAAACAAGCGAACGCGGTTTACGCCAATGAGGCTCAGCTTGTGAATAATACGCGGCTTAAAAACGTGTTACAGAAAGGAGACCTGACACCAGAGGTGGTCAACAACCTGTTGTTTAGCAATAAACCAAGCGAGGTACGGCAGCTTTACGGCTCACTTGATTCTCGTGGAAGAAATGCTGCGAGGGCTTCGGTTATCGGTAAAGCCTACGAGAAATCAGGGGGTAGTCCTGACAAGTTTCTGAACGAGGTTAACAGGCTATCATCGCAGACGGGCATACTGTTTAAGGGCTCGGACAGGCAGTATCTGAATGGGTTAACAAAATACCTCGATCAGACGCGAAGAGCATCCCGCGCCGGAGCGGTAACCCCAACTGGGCAAGAGCTTTTTCAGGTTGCAGTCCCCGCGGGAATCGCATCAGACGTAGTCGGCACTGGAGGGGTGGCTACAGGAGCTGCCCTTAGTTACGGGGCGTTAGCACGAGTTTACGAAAGCAAAGTGTTTAGAAATTCCATGCTCAAGCTGGCGAACACCAAGGCAGGAACTCCAGCCTATGAGCGTATATTGAATCAGGCAGCTATTGCAGTAAGGCCGATAGTGGCAAACCAAATTACCCAGCCGTAACTATTATCGGCCATTGATGGCTATCCCTAACTCATTGCGCATATATGCATTGATAATTTATTGGCCCACCGGGAGAATTGCAGTTTTTCTTTTGCTGCTGAGGCACGATAATTGTATTTTGCTGTTGTTGAATCGCTGGAGCTTGGCGCATTCTGTCTTTAATTACAGACAGCAAAGAATCATCCTTCCGCTCCATGCTTGCACGATATCTATTGTTCATAGCTATGTACTTTTCTTGCAACTCAAGAGCGGCATCTTCGTCGTGCATTGCTTTTCGCTTTACTTTTGCCGCTAAACTTCTTGCCTGCGCTGCATAGAGCTTGGCTTCAGGGTCACTATCATAATCACTGTCCGACTTTATGCTATTTGATAGGCATGAAACCATTTCCGGAAATTTATCAAACTGATTTTCACATCTATTTTGGTGTTCGGAAATAGTCTTTGCAGAAGCGATGCCAGAAGCCAGAAGGCTAATAGTTAACCCGAGTAATATACCTTTCATCCACAACCTCCATGTGTGTTTTTCGCGCATAATACACAGTGCTGTAATTCTGTGCAACTTACAGGCTATTTGAATAGTAAATTTAGGAGCCTTCTATGGCTGAAAAATCAGTTCCTTTAACTCTCCCTATACAGCTAATGACCATGCCTCGTCAGTTCGATACCGTATTCAATGGCAAGATATACGTCGGCAAGGTAGATACGGATCCTACTGCTGAAGTGAACCGTATACCGGTTTACCAGGAGGCTGAGGACAACACCCTTGTGCCCATAGCGCAGCCTATCGACATCAACGCCGGAGGCTATCCTGTGGTTGGTGGGCAGGTGGTTAAGCTGGTTGTCACTGAGGATTATGCTATAGCAGTGAATGACCGGTTGGGTGCCCAGGCGTTTTACTTCCCTCGTTGCTCAGGCCCCTATGTTTTGAAGGTTTTCCATAACCAGACTTTGCATGGTGATGGCACAGAAGCCGATCCGCTAGGAATTGAGTTATCAAAGAATGCCGGTAACCTGCTGGAAATACGCGATGATGGGTTGTACTACGGCACATCGGCAACAGATGATTTGCTGAACCTATATGTTGATACTGTCAGTGGAGATGATGAAAATATTGGTTCTAGAGCAGAGCCGCTAAAAACACTAAATGAAGCGTTAAAAAGAACTCCATGGGATAAAACAAATAATATTCATCTTCATGCTGGGCAGACATTTACTTTGGATATTAACGTGCAGGTTAATGCCTGTACGAGAAATTTCCATGTTTACGCTGACCCGTATGTAGATGGGGATAAGGTTCCTGAGACGAGCCCTGAGAACCCAGTTTATTATTATTGGTCTGCCAGCGGATTATCACGCCCAACGATAAAAGCCAAAATTGAATATCATGATGATTCCCACATCGCTAACGAATACAACATCTGGGTAGGTTCTGGCGGGACAATAACCTTTAATGGAATTATCCTTGATGTCGTCCCAAGCAATGATGATGAGAATGCAGCATACACAGCGTTTAACGCAGCCCCCCTTTATGGTGATTCAACATCTGCCGTTAACTTTTTTGGGTGCGTTATGGTGACGAAAGTTCAGGGTGAGAATCAGTATAAATGGGTTGCTATTGCTGGGTTTTCTGATGGGAATATGCCCTCTGTGAATTTATGTCGCTGCCTGTTTTTGAGTGGGGATTATTTTATGGATTTATCTACGAATGCTGCAAAGGTGATTGTTCGGGATGAGTGGCCGCAGGAGTTTACCGTTCCTTATCAAAAAGGAAATCTGGTACAGGCGACTAAAGATGGAAAAATGGATGGGATAGTTAAGGGGCCTAACGGTGAGCCGCGCAACCTGATGATCAACTTTGTGATCTGAGCCGCAGCAGGCGAGAGGAGGGAGGGAATGGTGTCATATTGGTGACGTCACTACGGTGCCATGATGGCGTCACCGATATGTCACTGCTTGCCGTTTTGTGTCACTGTGAATGCAGAACGGCCTTTAATTACAATGAGTTAAATTTTATGTCACTTTCTTCTAAGCCGTAGGTCACAGGTTCGAGCCCTGTAGGGCGTACCATTAAGAAACAATGACTTACAGCCATCACTCAAGCTTCTCAATTTCAATATGGGACAGATTTGGGACTAAGCCTCCAAAAATCGCATCGATCTGCCTCACATGTTCAGTTAAATGATTGAGTTCCAAATGCGCGTTACGCTGAACCATTTCAAGGCTTTCCCAGCCGCCCATTTCCTGAAGGGCTGATAAAGGTACCCCTGCCTGAACTAACTAGCTTGCCCATGTATGGCGAAGGTCATGAGATCAAAAATCAGTTATTCCAGTCCGCTGCTTATCTGTATTCCATGCTGAGTTATCGTCAACGCGCATTTGCTGGTGCCATACCTCCGTCAGGACGTTTGCGTGCTGTAATATGTACAAAAACATACCCCTAGTAGCGACCAATCTGATCCCGCACGTTTGTAAGCAGTATCGTTAGGAGCTGTACCAATGGTTTTCATCGACTCGTTTACGTCTGGGGCCGAATCCTATTGTCATGGCATTGTGATCTTATTTTTGTATCAGAGAGGGCACAACTCAACTAAATGGTAGGAAGACTAGGGTTTGTTTAACTTAAAAATGCAAGTTAACAATGAATTATCAAACATAGTTTATTAACTAATCCTAGTGAGGCTCAACATGAATAATATCTTTTCTGGTTTTGACGCTAAAATCTTGGCCGAGGCATTTGGTGTAAGCCGCGAAACAGCAGTGAAACTCCAACAGGAAAGCACCAAGCAAGGTAATTTGCTGACAGTCGTGCAGGCGTTGGTTCTTCAGAATCCGATTGGGCTGTAAGCAACCCAGAGTCAGGGGGCTGCGTGCAACTGAAGGAAGAATGCATAAAATTTCCCAAAACATAATTTAAGGCCGCATAAGCGGCCTTTTTCATTTCTATCACCCTGCATCGGGGCAGAGTCCAGGGAGGGGAAGTTATGGAAATGCCAAATGGTCACCATAGCTGGGATGACATCAGTGACATTCTCGCAGTTTTCTCACCGGCGGGAACTGGCTTGGTAACAAAACGCCGAGCAGGGAAATATGCTTGTGCAGCAGTCAGGACCGATCAGCATCTTGCACACGGAAGACACCCGAAATTGCGCAATCATGGCAAAACATCAGCAGAGAGAGCAGCCATTACATCAGGAGAGTGA